GATGGCGGTGGAGGTGATTGACGAATACAAGCGCGCCATCGGCGACCATTATGCGCCAAATGACTGCTATGCGACCGGCCCCGTAACAGGCGACCCAATTCGAGATTTAGTTGAGTGTCCAGCCTGTTCCGCACTTGCGAAGCATGAAAAGTTACTCACCGAACTGGAGAAAGCCGATGGCTGAGATACCTGACGACGTGGTGGAGAGGGCGAGAGCGATATATTTAGAAAAGTATCTGACTAGTCCCCATATTGATGCCATGCGCGCCGCTCTCCGCGTCGGCGTGGAGTGGGAGCGGGAACAGTGCGCGATGATTGTAGAGGAGAACGCAAAAGCTTGTGAGCCAGACCGTGGATATTTTGCAGTCTTGCAGTCTAACGCCACCGCCATCCGCGCCCGCACCAACCCCGACGACCGCAACCCTCCGGATTATACCTGACAGACACACAGAAGGAGTGAGGGGATGGGCGGGAACAACTCGCACAAAAGAGTTGCTGAAGCGGACGACCCGTCTCTCGCGCTTGTCAAAGGAATTGCCATGGATATTGGCAAGGAAGTCGTCGCCTATGTCGAGAGGCAATATCCGCAGGCCGTGAGTGCGAGTTCATCCACGTTCAAACTTGCACTTCGAAATTGCATTTACAATGAAATCATTGCTGCGCTGAAAGTTACCGACGAGGCCGAAATTCTCGCAAGGCTTGAACGGCGTAGGAAAGATAGACGTGATCTGAAAAAGCAATGGGCGCTGATCCGAGATACAGATTGGGAAGCGTTCAGAGCAAAAAGAGATGGAAGACCCTGACATGCGCCGCCGCGCCGCCATCACAGACGCCGAGGGAAACCATGGCTGACACGACTGGACCTATATCGACACTTCCCGGTGATCACCACGATGTCCCTGACGGAACGATGTGCGACGAGCATCCAGATCGACCCGCAACGCATCGCGTGCAGGGGGAGACGGATAGCTTCGGCTGCGAGCTGAACGATATGTGCGACGAGTGTTACGCCGAGTATCGCGAGGACATGCGGTCTTGGGATACGAGCGGCGAATGCGACTGGTGCAAGAACCACGCGCCAAAGCTGTTCGACCGACGCGACTACGAAGAGGGGATGAGGGGGCGCGTGTATCAGGTCTGCCAGTCCTGCATCGACCGCGAGAACAAACGGCTCGACGCTGAGATGGATTACGAGGACTACGACTAATGCGCCGCCTGATCCTCAGAGCATCCTACATCCTCGCCATGGTCCTGACAGCCTTCGCCATCGGCTGGGCCGAGCTGCCGGAGGACGTCAAGGCCGAACTCGGGGGGTATTCGGACTAATGGCCAGAAGCCCATCTCCCGTCACCCGATCCAAGATCGCCGCGGCCGTCTGCGCTATCGTCGCGGCCGGTGTCAAGGTCTATGGCGTGCGGGTTGACGCAAGCGGCTTCACCGTTCTCACTGACCCGGTGCCCGCTCCAGAGACCGCTGGCGATAATGCGACGGCGGCGAGAGAGAGGATCGAGGCGCGGCTGAGGGAAGAGTATGGCGATGATTAAGATCCCATTCTACCGGGTCAAGAACGGGAACGGCTTTTGGGAGCCCAAGCCCTATATGCGCGCGGCTGGGATGGTGTCGGCGCCTTGCGGGCCAGATGGCCCTGTCGCATGGGCGAAAGCAATGGCGCTGACTCGGGAATGGGAAACGCACAAGAGAACTGCGCAGCCGCCGTCTGGAAGAGCTCCGGCGCGTGGTTCGCTCGAGGAGGCGTTCCAGCGCTACCGGGTGACCGAGGAGTGGGATAAGAAGGCCCCTCGCACGCGTGAGGAGTGGGAGCGAGCGTGGTCTCGGATCGGACCAATTTTCGGGACTGAGAACCCGCAGTTTATCACGCTCGATTCCATCTCCGGCTTCCGCGCAAAGATAGAGCGCAACGTCTCGGTTAGGGAAGCCCATCGCTGCATCAAGATATGGCGCGCGCTCTGGCGCGTCGCGGCCGCGCAAGGATATTGCCAGCGCGACGCCGACCCTTCCCTTGGCGTTCGCAATACCGAGCCAGAGCGCCGGCAGGCTGTCTGGACGCATGCGGAAGCCCGCCAGCTCGTCAAGGGCGCATGGCGGGCCGGCTATCGGGGCCTCGCCGCGGTGATCGCGGTCGCATGGGACTCGTCCCTATCCCCGGTTGACGTGCGGGCGCTGACGCCAGCGCAGAGAACGGCGCCAGACGTTTTCGTGCTGGCCCGGGCCAAGACAGGGCGCGGGGCCGTCGCAACGCTGTCACGGCCCGCCCTGGCCGTTCTTGACGCCTATCTCGCCTCGCTGGGCGCGGCGATCGCGCCCACGGCGCAGATCTTCCGCAATCGCTCCGGCGCGCCCTACAGCAAGGACACGCTCGGAGACGATTTCCGCGACGTGCGCGCGCTGGTCTTCGGGGAAGGGGAGCGCCGCACGATCGCCGACTTCCGGAGATCCGGAGCCGTCGAGGCGATCAGGGGCGGCGCCTCGGCCGAGCATATCGGGACGAAGCTGGCCAACGATTTTGGTTCGAGCGCGTTCCTGCAGAAGACCTATGCGCCGGTCGATCTCGCGACGGTGCGGGAAGTGGATGCGGCTAGAAGGAAGGGACGGAAATGAGCGGGTGGAATCCTATCGAAACAGCGCCGAAGGACCGGCCGTTTTGGTTGGCGACGCAAAGCGGCGGCGCTCTTTTGGAGGCGTGGCACTGGTGTCAAAAAGTTGAAGCTTTTCGCGGCTGCTTATCTGGCGCGTTTCTTCGGGAACTGCCGTCAAGCGAGACCTATCTTTGGCGCGATATGGACGCTCCAGAAGCGCCCCGATCATAGGCCAAAGGCGGAACGCATTCCGCCGATCAGCCGGAGCGCTTGGCGGAACGGGTTTGTAAGGGCTTGATTTCATGGCGAGAGAGACGGGGCTCGAACCCGCGACCTCCGGCGTGACAGGCCGGATACAGAATTGATTTTACTTGTTCAGTTCGGCGGAATGGGGCCGTAAAATCCCAATAGTTACCTGTGGCGATATGTCGCTCGGCGGAACGGTGTCGTGACCATAGGCGTTACAGCCCAGCCAGTGGATAGCGGGGACAAGAGCAAAAAAAAGAGGCCCCCGAGGCCCGGCCGTAGCCGGAACCTCGGGGGCTTACCGCGCGCGGCCCGTGCGCGCGATCGGGGCAGCCTTATTCGGTAGGCGCGTCGACCGGCGCCGGCGCGGCGGCCGTGTTCGCGGCCACCGCGGCCGCCAGCGGATCAGTCGAGACTTTGAGCTCCGCCGTCAGAGCCGCGACGGCTTCGATATCGTCGGCGGCGACCGCCTCTTCGAGCTTCGCGACAAGCCCGCCGATCAGCGAGACAGCCGACGCCTGAACCGTCTTCACTTCCGCAATCTCGGTGCGGAGCGTTTCCATTGCCGCCTGAAATTCAGCACGCATAGCCATGACCTCTTGGTGAACGGCGGCGAGCGTTCGGCCCCAATCGAGGGGATTCCAGATATTCATATCTCGCGGCCTTATTTGCCGGGGGACCGCCCGGCGCGGGTTCGCGCGCGACAACCGCGCGCAAATTGGGATGGCGGCCCTTAGTTGCCGCCCTTGGCGTCGGCCTTCCGGTCGTCGTTGCCGGCGTCACCGTCCGGCTGCTCGAGGTCGCAATCGACCGTCCAGCCCGTTTTCCGGGACAGATCATGACGCGCGGTCGCAATCCGGTAGCGGCCGTCGATCCCGGGGCGAAGGCCGGAGACGTTCATCACCGCTTGAGCCATGGCCGCCGGGTCACCGTCGATCGTGATCGTCCCGCCGCCCTTGGCGCGCTTCGACTCCTCGGCGTTGGACTCGGCCTTCTTCTCGGCCTGGCCCTTGTCCGTCGCGTGGTGCGTTTCGGTGAGGTTGACGTCCAGATCCCGGTCGCCGATGTCGACCTTCGCTTTTTTGTATTTTGCCTCTTTGAGATCGTAGTAGCGCACGATCGATTGCTTATAGCGGGGCCGATTTTCGACCGGGGTCAGATCCCACTTGATCACGTTCACGCCGTAGACGGCATCCACGACGCCGAGCTGCTGGCCACTCGCCGACTCGTTCGAGTTGCGTGGCACGAAGACGGCCTTCTTGCCCATGATTTTGAAGGTTGCGCCCATCTCGCCCGCCATGCGGACGCCCCAGGCCATGAACGACTCGTTGCGCATATCCCAATAAGGGCGCTCGATCGACGCCAGCTTATCGGAAACCTTTGCCTCGAGGTTCGCGGACTTGGCGAAGTCCTTGGCGACGTCGCCGAATTTCTTGTCGTCCTTATGCTTCTGCTTCTTCTCCTTCGGCTTGTCCTTCATGTCGGCCGCGTGCGCGGTGATCGACATGATCATGCCGCCTCCCCGCGTCCCCGAGCTGCGGGGCTGATCTGTCTTGCCTTCGAAGACAACGGCCTGCCCGCCGTCGCTCCAGGCGAGTGTGGCGTAGACCGCTGCGCCTTCACGGGGCATTTTCAACTGCCCGCCGGAGTCGTCGATATCCATTTCCAGCGTGTCGCTCTTGCCCCCATCGGTGAGCGTGATCGTCATGGAAATGAGCAAGGGCTCGAGCGTCGACGAAATATCCTGCCCGTCGATCGAAATGAAATAGACCGCCTGGCGCATGGGCTTAATCGTAGAGCGCGATCACGCGGACCGCTGAGCGGCCGCGCGGCGCGGGGGCAGGGAGTTCAACCTTTACCAGCGTCCCGACCGCCAGATAGAGGTCGCCGTCGGCAAGGTTCTGGTTCAATTCGAGCATCTTCTCGACAAGGCCCGGAACCTCGCGTTTGAAGCGCCGCCATAGGAGCAAGTCGAGCGGGACGCGCTCTTGCGTGACAGGGATCAGTTCATAGGCCATGGGGCGTGGACCTTCAGGCGAAGAGGGAAATCAGCGTCGAGATGATTGACCCGGCGCTGGCGCGCTCCGGCGTCTTCTTCAGTTCGATTTCGAATTCGATCATCTGACCGACGCCAAAGCGGTTGAGATAGCTGTGATCGTCCGTGAACCGCTCGATGACGAACCAGCCCATGACGGAGCCATCGCCGCGGACCAGCATCTGCGGCTCACCGGCGCGGGCCATGCCCTGCAGTTGCGAGACAGACCCGAGCCCGCCCAGCCGATGCGGAAACAGGCGGCCGGCGAGCGTGACGGTCGTGTCCGCTTCGCCCACGAATTCACGGGGGCGAGCGGCGCCGACGATATCCTTCGGCGCATATTCGCCGCCGGTTTCACCGGTGTATTGGTGAAGGTTCGTCGGGGCGACATCGAACATGACCCCGCCCAGCATGTAGAGCATGGATCATTCTCCCTTCTGGCTTGACGCCGTGAAGTTCGAATTCTGCACTGCCTTGAGGTTGCCAACCTTCGACGCTGCGACGCCGGCCGCGGCGCTCAACGCATTGACCTGGCCTGTCGCGCCGGACGCCGCGCCAGAGATTTCATGAAGGATCGACAGGAGCGATTGCGCCGCCGCTTCTGCGGCCTCGATGCTACCGGTATTGACGTTCGGCGAGACGGTGATGGCCAGCCCTTCAACGGCGGCCTTGGTCCCTTCCGCCGCGCCCTTGGCTGCATCGAGGCTGCTTGTGTCGACGGTCGGCTTGACCTGGATCGACATCGCCTTCGGGTCTTGCAGCATGCTCGGCAGATAGGTCTTCTGATCGCCGAGACCGAGGCGCGATTCATAGGCCGCGACACTGCCTGCCTTCGGGAGAAATCGCGCACGGTTCTCGGCACCGAAGGGAACGGGCGTCTTGTCCTTGAGCCGGTCGATCGGCAGGCCGTCCGGCCCCGGAAGGAAACCCGTCGCCTTCGCCGTCTCGAACGATTTGATGATCTTGTCGAGCTGGGTGTTAATTGGCGGGAGAGCCCAGCGCGAGAGGCTGTCGCCAATTTCCGACGTTAGCGCCTTGAACCGCTCAAGATGGTTGGCGGTTGTTTCAAGTTCGACCGCGAGCGTTTTGTTGAGTGACCCGCTCCAATTCGACTTTTGCTTGATCAGGTCGAGCAGGCGCGCGATTTCAGGGAGCGTTTGCCCGGCGCGGGCCGCCTCATCCCACCATTGCTCGCCGAACAGCTTGACGCCGATCGCCGCCTTGTCCGGGCTCTTTTCAAGCCGCCGCAGCACGTCGAGAATCGTAGCCGTCGCGTCGGTTTTCATCCCCTTGTCGACGTCTTTGATATTCAGGCCGAGCTGTTTGTAGGCAGCAGCCGTTTCCTTGCCGGCTGTTCCAGCCATGCGGACCTTTGCCGAGAAGGCGTTCCAGAACCTAGATGCGACCTCCTCCTGCATGCCCGTGCTTGCAAGAGCGGTCGTGACGGCGAGGGTCGTGTCCAGCGGGACGTTCGCGGCCTTCGCCGCCGCCGCCGAGCGAGAGAACATTTCGGCGATATCCCGCTCGGCGGAAGCTGACTGATCGCCCAGCGTGTTGACCTTGTCGGCGAACTCGGTGAGTTGCGGGATCGTCCACTGCGTCGCGGCTTTGATCTTCGACAGGCGCTCGGAAGCCTCTGCCGCGGAAACATCCCAGGCAACGCTCGTCTTCGCCGCGAGCTTCATAAACCCGGACAGATCTTTGTAAGCGATGCCGGCCTGCCCGGCTTGCGCGGCGAGCGCCGCCATGTCCTCGCGGGCAATACCGAAGTCGCGCGCGTTTTTATTGATCATCCCCTCAACGTCGCCCCATGTCGCGCCGGCGTCGAGGTTCACTTTTTTCTTCACATCGGCCATCGCCTTTTCAAACGAAATGGCCTGCTTTGCGGAGTAACCGACCGCGGCGCCGCCCAGGAGCCCGCCGACAGCCGCGCCGCCGCCCATGCCAAGCGCCATGCCGGCATAGCCGGGGAGGGCCCAGGAAGCGGCGTCGCGCACGCCGGAGACAAGCCCGGCGCCCTTCCGCCCCGCGCCCGCGATGATTGCGGCGGTCTGCCCCTTCGGCGCCGCCGCTGACGACATTCCCGCAATCATGCGCTGGTTCGCGAGTGAACCTTGCGACATCGCCGCCATCATGGGAGAGACGCCGCCGGCCATGCCGAGCGACTTGTTAAAGGCGACCTGTTCCTTCTTGACCGCGCGCAAGGCGGCGACGGTCTGGCGCTCCCACGCGCGAACCCCGGCCGTCTGGTCCTTGGTCCACGCCGAGGCGTTGGCCGCGAGGCCAGCTGATTTCGCGTAATCCTTCCACGCCTTCGCGACCTGCTCGATATCCTTGCCGGCGAGCTTCAGGCCCGCGAGCTGGCGCTGGAAGCCGTCGCGCGCCCCTGACCCGGACATGGCTTTCGCAACGGCCTTCGCATTGTTCTCGGCCGTCTTGAGCGCATTTGCGACCGTCTTTGCCGGGCCGGACACGCCGTCGATAAGTTTGATCGTCAGGGACGATGTGAGATTGGCCACGGCTATGCGCTCCCGTTATTCAATTTCCAGAGATCGTGGGCCGCCTTGAACTCTTCTAGGAACTCGTCCCAATAGAGAGCGTCGAGTTCAGACATTGACCAGCCGATCACACTTCCGATGAAGGCTCGATAGGCGCGCCATCCGCAGGGTCCGAAGTGAGATTCAGCGCGCCACGGAACCTGCGGGGCAAAAAATTTACTGCGGCCTTATCGAGTTCGAAGCGATCGTCGTCGTCGAGCGCATCGAGGACGGCCTCGGGGATGGGCTCGCCCGTTTCGCTATCCCGGAAGATGGGGAAGACGGCAGTCGCGGTCGCGTCCTTATTCAGCCGCGCCGTCAGCTCCTCTTGAAACTTCGCGACATCCGCTGCCGTCATGCGGACAAGAGAAATCGACGTGTATTCGCGGCCGTCGACAGTGACCGGCCACTCGAGAGTGTGCTCTGCCGCGCGCGGGCGATCGGTCTTGAATTCGATTTGCATTTTGCGGGCCTATTGATGCGGGAGGTTATGCGCGGCGCGCCGGGAAAGCGCGCCGCCTCGATGCGTCACGCGCCGGACGGGATGCGGAGAATGGCCCGATCGTCCGTGAGCTGGTCGACTTGGTTGACGCGCCAGACCGAGGCGAAGAAGTCGAAGACGATGACTTCCTTCTTGTCCTCGTAGAGCTCGTAGCGCGTGATTTCACCGATCTTGTGATCCTGCTCGGTGAGCTTGCCCTTCTCGAACTCTGACTCATTCAACTCCATGAGCCGGCCCCAGATGACGGCCTTGCGCTCGATCGCCCGGCCCGTCTGCTTGTCCCGCAGCACGCCATAGACCGTGTAGGGGCGGGTCGCCAGAGAGCCGAGTCCAAAGAGGCCTTTGGTCTGAACGTCGGAGCCCACGACCTTGAAGCTCATTTCGAGAGCTTCAATTGACCGCATGCCGATCGAAATCGCCGCGACGGCGCCGCCGGGGTGATGCTCCTCGCTCTTTTCCTTGAGCTGCGGGAGCATGATCGAACGAAGAACAAGGTGCTTCGAATTGTTCGGGCCATCGTCGCCGGCGAAGAGGTTCGCGGCTTCCCAAATCGTGACAGTCGCTGCCATGACGGCGCGCTCCTATGGTTGGTTTGAAGTGATGAAGCGCGCGCCTGAGTAGCGCGCGCCGTCGCTTGTCCGTTACGCCTGCAGGTATTGCTCGGGGATGGTCGCGGCCTGCGCCACGATCGTCGCCAATTCGACCTCCAGCGCCTTGTAGTAGGGCCGCGAATCGATGGTGACCTGCATGATCGGCGCGGGCTCCTCGGACGCCACGAAAACCCGGAACTTGCCCTGACGAAGGTCGTTCGGGTTGTTCGTTGACGCCTCAAAGCCGACCTTGAAGCCGATCGAGCCCTCGTGCTGCAGGATATTGGTCTGGATGGCGACCATATCGTTGAGCACGGCCTGCACGCCATGCGGCGTCACATTTTCAGACCCCAGGCGCCGGCGGATCGACTTGAGAAGCGCGAGGTGCAGGAAGTCGCGGCCGCGGCTCTTGTTGTAGAACCACCACAGCGGGTCTTGATCGGCGTTGAAGGTTCCGATGAACTTGAAGCCGTTGTCGGCGATCGCCGTCTCAACACCCAGCTCGCCCCGTTCGATCGTTCCGATATGCGCGGCCATAAGCTCCTGGCCTTCCGTCGCGCCATCGGTGAGCGAAAACGAGTGGTAAGTCTTGAGCCCGAGGATCCCGGCGACCTGCTTGTTGGCGAAGGCCCAGAACGGATAGCCGCCATGTTCGAAGTCGGTCCTGACCCCGAGTCCGAGAACTCGGGCGACGCCGTCCTCATAGGTCCCATCCACGCCCTTGACCCATGCGTCGATCGGGATGATGCGGCCCGAGGTGATCGTCTCGAACCAGTCAATCGCGCCCTGCAGGCCCGTGCCAGGAGCGCCCACGACCGCATGCGCGATGAGCGCGTTGAGGATCGGGGGTAGGGCGGCAACGATCGGGTTCGCCTCCAGCGTCCCGCCCACGAAGTCGACGGTGACATCGAAGCCGTCGCCGACCGCGAAGTCGGGCGAGCCGTCCGCGATAGTGAAGGCGATTTGCGTCGAATAGGCGACGCCGACCGTGGCGTTCGCGAGGGCATTGCCGAGCGGATCGGTGACGGTGAAAACGCCGCCGCCGGCGGGGACCGCGTGAGCGACGGTCACGACGAATTCGTCGCCGACGATGAAGTCGTCCGTTCCGTCCGCGATGGTGAAATTGATGCCGTTCGAGCTATTGTAGGCCGATCCCACAACCGCCAACCCGTCGAGAGTGCCGTCCGGCTTGAGAACGCTGAACGTCCCCCCGTTCGCCGCCGCAATCCCGCAGATCACGCGCCAGGCGCCGACCGCCGCGCCGGAGTCGGCCGTGAGCGAGCCCATCGTGCCGTCGCCGGTGTTACCGCCCGCCTTTTCGGCCGAAGACGCCGACTTCGCGCCGCCGAGGCAGCGGACCTGATAGACGCCTTCCTTGACGCCAGCGAGGTAGGGCGTGCCGGCGGGCGTGAGCGTGCCGCCACCCGTATTGCCCCCGGCCTTGGCGGCGCTCGACACGTTGGTTGTGCCGCCGGAGCCGGTCGTCTGCCAGGTATAGCCCGGGAAGCCGAGCAGGCGTGGGATCACGCCGAGCTGCTTGCCGGCGCGCAGGAGGGCATAGATGCCCGTGCCGACATTGTTCGCGGCGGTGACGCCGTTCTGAGCGCCGACGATATTCGCGATCGTCGCGGCGTCGTTGACGCCCTTGGCGACCCGGACTGCCACGATGCGCGCGCTCGTCTGGAATTCGGCAAGCTGGTCGTCGATCGCTGTGACCGCCTTGTAGAGCTCGGTGTTTCCGAGCTTCGCCAGCGCGGCCGTGTCGCCGGAGTTGAAGTGGACGGGTTCATTTAGCGGCAAGAAGTTCGTATCCGCGTCGTCTGCCGGAAGGACCAGCCCGACAACGGAGAGGTCCGAAAACTGCGGCGGGCGCGGATCTGTGTCCTGCCGGTTGAAAATTACGCCAAAGGTGGGGGAGGTCATGGTGCGTTGTGCTCCAATGAAAAACCCCGCCTGGTGAGGGCGGGGCTTTGGTGATCCGGGAGATGTGCTCGGCGCTCGCGCGCCTGTTATGCGTCGTCAGGCTCGGTGGGCTTCGTCCAATGGCTGACGCGGTGGATGATTTGGACCGTGAGCCAAATCACGCCAAGGATCGGCGCAAACTCGGTTGCGAAGGTCGATGCGAGATGCAGGTGATCCCGCCACCACGGGCTTGTGGCGGCACTGGTGGCGATGACTGCGCCAACGGCGTCGGCGACGTTGTGAAGCAGGCTTGAACCGCCCGACGTGTTGTGTTGCGGGACCAGCATTTTATTTTGCCCCCCGGCATTTGATTGTTTCGGCGTTCATCTTCCAGAGCAGGCCGGCGACATAGATGGCCCCGGCCGAGCGGTTTCCTTCAACAAATTGCGCGACCCACTCGGCCTCGTCATCCGTGAGTCTGTTCGGGCAGGCGGCGCGAATGATGCGGATGACCTCCGCCTTGCGGGCGGCTGGCGTGCCTTTAGAAAGGACGCTTTCGACCGCTCCCACCGGCTCCTGGCTTTTGTCCGCGCAGCTCGCGAGCGAGGTCATCAGGATCAGTAGCGGCGTCAGGAATAGCCGAGCGTTCATCCGCAATTTCCTTCAATGCTTCCTGCGTGGCGGACTCCGCCTCGCGGGATATGTTGCGCTCTTGCGCAGCGCCGAGTGCAATGAGCGTCTTGTCGCGCGCCCAAGAGAGGTAGGCAGCGACGGTCTTAAAGACCGCCGCAACCGCGCTGAGGATGGCGGCGATCACGCCGGCTTGCCGATCTTCGTGGAAGCGCGCAGACGTCCCCAAAGCGCGATGACGCCGCCGCCGAGCGCGACGAGGTCAGCGACAGAAGATGCCCCCTTTACGACCATATCGACGGCGGTCGCCTGATCGTCGGGAGAAATTTCGATCCCCGCGACCTTGAGGCCCATCGCAGCGATGACGATGATGGAGCCCCAGATTCCCTTGGACGCATACCAAGGCTTTACGTCTTCCATTTCGATTACTCCTTCAATTGCCGACGACCGGCCGGCGCGGTATAAAGATCGCAACAACACCCCGCACGCCTCTCGACGAAGCGCACCAGCGGGGTTATTTTTTTGCTCGGAAGCGGAGGCGCGGACGGCCCGCGCGCGATTCTTGCTGCGGTCCCGAAAGGGAGGCGACGTAACTTTTTCCCTTCACGAACGTGATCGAAAAAAGTAACGACCCCACAGCGTCAAAGGTGAGGTTGCCGGGAAGTGAGGCCCGGCCCCCGGATTAGCGCCCGGGACGTTTCCTACCTCATCCTGCAAATAACCCGCGCGAACTCGCCGTCGCCAATATCCATGCGAGCTGGCGCGGCAATCACCCCGACGCCGCAAACGACTTGCTCAAGGTGGACTGAGACAACAACGCGCGCCGTCGACTCCGTGCATTGCTCGCGGGGAAGATCTCCGGAGCAAATGAGCAGGATGACAAGCGCGCCCATCTATTTCCTACGCCTCGCCGCATCTTGAGCGGCGGCTTCCTCGGCCGAGCAATAGCGCCACGCCTCGCCGGTCGGCGTCTTGTCGGAGCATTGATGCGTCCCGGCGTAATTCGATCCGCCGAATCCGTCGCCCTCGCCGCCGACGCTCGCGCAGCCGCCGAGAGACCAGATCGCCGCGATCACGAAAAGGGCGAGAAGGGCCCGGATCCAGACATTGACGCGGTCCTCGTCGACAACCGGCGCCAGGGGAACGCCGAAAAGCGCGAGAATGACGACGGCGGCGGTCGCAAAAATTCGCACGATCATTGATCGTCCTCACAGTTGACGATTAAGCAGAAAGACATGCAGACGACCGCGACGACGCAGGCCGCGAAGATCTCCCACGCGTCGCGCAGGAGGCGGATCATGCCGCCAGCAGAGCACGCCGATAGGCGGCGGCGAGCTTATCGTCGTAGTTGTTCCGCTCGTAGCCGGGCCCGTTGTAGCCCCGCGCGAAAGCGGCCCAATTCTTCCGGCGCAGCGACTCGTCAAGCCGACTGGTCTTGATGAACCGAGCCATTTGCATGAGCTGCTCTCCCTCGCTGTCACAGGCGGCGACGAACATATTGGCGGCGGAGGTGTGCCCAACGCTGCGGAAGTTCTCGCCAAGGACTTGCCCGAGGCCGATCGACACGGCGCGGAAAGCCGCCTCGTTGTCGACAGAGCGCGCCAGTTCGAGGCGAGGGTAGCTGTCCTTCGGGTATGGGCGCTGGCCCCATTTCGGATAGGCTACGCCGAGCATGATGGCCTTCTGGCGCTCGTCTCCGGAAAGGTTGCGATAAAAAACATGCGGCTCAAATAGGATGATGGGTCGGTTCTTCGCATCGAAGCCACTGCCGCGACTTTCGACCGCCATGACGGCGCGCAGGGCCGCGACCTCGCAGCCGAGGAATTTCGCAGCCTTCGCGATGTCATCTTTCGTCATCCGCAACGCGCGGCCGGGCGATACAGGAACGATCAAAGGAGCCTCCTGACGATCTGAATAGCCATTTCGCCGATGATCGCCGCGCCGCCCGCGAGCAGGGCGAGCATGACGGCGGCGTAGTGATCTGGCCTCATCACAGCGTTGCCCTCTTGATTCCGACGATAAGACGCGCCAGCCATATCGCGCCGCAGACCATTGCTCTGGCGCGGAAGATCACGGGCGCGCGCATCGGCTACTCCAAATAAAAACGCCGCCCCTGTGAGGCGGCGCTGGTTCGCTATCGGCAAGCCTTACGGCCCGCTGAGGGTAGATCGCTATTTCTTCTCGGCCTCGGCCGGCGCCTTCCACTCGCCCGATGACTGGATCGCGGCGCGGTATTTGGCCCGCAGCACAACATAGGCGTCAGCCGCCGCGTCGCCGGCCGCCTTCAGGGCGATCTCGTTCATGTTCGCCTGGACGCGGATTTCGTCCTCGCTGAAATGGACGATCACGTCCTTGGCGAGCGCCGTGGTCGAGAGGGAGGCGGCGAGAATGGCGATGATAATCTTCATGGGCGCTCCTTACGGCGCGGGAGTGAGGGAGATCGGCGGGACGGTTTCCGCAGCCGCAGCCGCAGCCTTATTGCGGCGATATTCATCTACCTGGCGCTTGATGTCCTTGTAGATGTCCTGCGTCAGGGCGAGGAAGACTTCATCTGCCGTCGGCGGGCGCACAACGCCGTTCTCGATGACACCGGCCGGTAGATATTTGTTCGCGGCCCATTCCGCGACCGCCGCCATATCAGCATCGGGAATGATTTGTTTATTTACTCGCGGAACGGGATCGACGCTTTTCTGGTATGAGAGCGAGATCCAACCATCAGCAGCGAAGGCTGGAGCAGCGGCGAGAAGAGAAAGGGCGACGAGCGCCCGGAGAATATTTTTCATGCTAGCCTCCTTATGGCTCAGTTGCCATTACTTGCGCCGCGCCAGACGGGAACAAAGCTACTGCGCGCATTTTTCCGGCGCTTGTGTCGAAGTAGATTATACCCTGCGACGCCGATGGCGCAGCGGGTGGACTTGCGCCGTAAGTGTAAAAATTTAGCGCCCCAGGAGTCGTCGTGCTTGTCCCTCTGAGGCCGATAATACCAGCAGCGTTACGGATAAATCTTGAGTCTGACGCAGCGGAGAAGGGGTCGCCGCTGGAAAACCCTATAATAGATCCTGACGAAACACCAATACCTGCCGAGTTAACAACTGCAATATTTGACCCGCTCACGGCGAAGTTCGTCCCGCCTGAAAACCACAGTCCATAATTAGTAACGCCCGCATATCCAATATCGACGTTGGCAGCGGACGATGATCCCGAGGTAGGACGAAAATTAATCGGCCCGTCGATCCATAATTTGCCACCTACTCTTAGTGCGCCTTCAAGTCCCAAGCTCCACTTGTTAGTAATGGTGACGTTCGTTCCAGCCACAGGTGCTTTCGCGTAAAGCGAGAAATAATCTGTGAGCGTCCGTGCGTTGGTCGCGGCAATCGTGTTGCCGCCGAGAACATCTGTCGCCCCGCTTGCTACCGTGCCAGCGGCGCTCGTATCGGTCAACGTCGAGCCGCCGCCGATTATCTTGAGGCCGGACAGCCCCCACGAGGCGGCGGACTGATTTCCAGACACGGTGAGCGAGCTGCCCGAAACCGTGACGCCGCCCGTAAGCGTCAGAGCCCCCGAAATCGTCTCTGGGGCGTTATTGCGAACGAACGCGCCAGCCGAGCCGGCGTTGACGGCGAGCGCCGTTGCGGTGCCCGTTCCGAGGCCGCTGACGCCCGTCGAGATCGGCAGTCCAGTGCCGTTGGTGAGACCAATGGCACTTGGCGTGCCGGCGTCGCCGCCCTGGAAATAGGCCGCGCCCGTGCCGCTCTCATCGCTCAACAGCGCCCGCAGATTGGCGGAGGATGGCGTGCCGAGGAAGGTTAGAGCGCCGGCCGCTGTGGCGGTCGTCGAGGGCGCCGACCCCGCGCCGCCGCCAATCACCAGCGCATTAGCGGCAAGCGCCGCGCTGGAGCCCATGGTGGTCGACGAAGATAGATAGGGAATGCCGCCGGGTATGCCACCCGTCACCGCCTGCGGGAAAGCGAGCGTCGCGCCAGACGCCGAGCAGCCGACGACGCCGGAGTCGTTGTAGATGAACTGGCCATTCAAGCAGCCGACGATCGGCGTCGTGCCGGATTTTATATTCCCGCGAGCAGCCATGCCGCGCGCGATGGGGTCGATGCTCTGAGCCTGCGCTGGCCATGCGAACGCCAGAAGCGCCGCGAGAAGGAAAGATGCCCTCTTCATTGCGAAATCCTGTAGTTGACCGGGCCGCTGACGAACCTCACCCAAACCGAACGCCCCCCTGGCTAATCCGGTAGTTGATGGTTCCGCTCTCATGAGCCGTGCATACCAGGCGATATAGGACGCCACCTTCCGGCTCCTCAGCCATTTCACTGGTTGGAGCCGTCCACGAATAGAGCTCTTGCCCGGCTGCTTTAAGTGGAAGCCACGTCGTCCCGGGAACAAGCCGCTCTAGCCGCAGGGAAGCAGCGAACGTCCCCCAAATGGAAACGTTGAATCCTACGCGCTCCATTACGAGGAGAGGCTCGCTTTCGCCCGCGGCGGTGAATGATCCGCTTACGTCCATTTCTTGGATTCCTTATCTCTGGGTCAGAGCGCCGACGCCGCGAGGAAGAACGAGTCGATCTGTTCTGGCGTCCATCCGAACGCCGCGCCGAGCGACGCGGTCAAAGGCGCGTTTCGGTGAAAGACGGTCGCGCCCGAGAGGATCATTTGCGCGGCGAATTTCTCGTCTGCGTCTGCGATCCCGTCCACGACGGCTTGCAGCACCGGCGGTATGGTCCCGGTCTGCACGGCCGCGAGCGCCTCGGCCTGCGTGATGATCCCGGCAACCGCCGCTTGTTGGAAGAACTGCCGATCGGAGACGTCTGGGATGTCTGGGGGCGGCGCGTCCATCTCCCACACTTCCAGCACATGCCCGTCATATTCGACGCCCAGCGAAGGCGCGCAGACTTGCACGTTCGGAAGGACAAGCAGGGAAGGGATTCCCGGGCATTGTCCCCATACGCCACCCCAGGAGTTGACGATTTGGCCCGTCGCGACATTACGCAGGCGATAGCCGACAACCATCGTCGCCATGCTCGCTCCTTACATTCCGAGAGGGATTTGATTGAAGCCGCCGCCGGTCTTCGGCGCGTAAATAAGCGCGATATACCCTTGGATGCCCGAGCCGCCCTTGACCGTGTCGCCGACAATCCCGCCGCCGCCGCCGCCGTAATTTCCGCCATTGCCCGCGTTCAGATTTGAACCCGACCCGCCGCCGACACCGCCGCCGCCGCCGCCCGAGCCAATTCCGCCGACTTCCGTTCCGCTCCCGCCATTGCCGGCGTTGGCGTTAACCGCGCCGGATCCCGCTGGGCCGCCCGCGCCGCCGTCGCCAGTGCCGCCATTTGACCCGGCCCGCGCGCTTGCGGCTGTATTGTTGACGCCAGCGCCGCCGGGGCCGCCCGCGAAGTTAGTTCCCGGCCCGGCCGCGCCGCCGGCGCCGCTTCCCGCCTCAATTCCAGAAGCGCCCTTAACGTCTCCGGCTTTGCCGCCGTCGACTTTCACACCCCCGATTCCCGCCGACGCTTGTCCTCCGGCTGGCCCTGTGACGAGAACATTAGAGCCGCCGCCCGATCCTCCCGAGCCGCCCTTTGCCGCGCAAGCCGCTCCCGCGAATGTGGTCCCGCCGAAATAGCCGTCGCCGCCCGCCACGCCTGCAGAGTCGCCAGTGCCGCTAGTTTTCGTTCGACCGGCGCCGTTTTGATACGTCGCCGTTGAAGTTCCGGGCGTGGCAAAAGTGTAATTGTTCGTTATGCTGCAAGCGCCGCCGCCGCCGCCGGGACAGCCCCACCAACTTCCGCTTGCCCCGGACTGCGCACCGGAAGCGCCGCCACCGACGACCACAATATGATTGTTGCCGTTATTCCAATCGAGCAGGCTTGTGTAAGTCCCGTTCGACCCGACGCTTCCCGTCAATAAGACAACCGTGTCGGCGGCATAAAGTAGTCCCGGCTCCAATCCCGGCCACATAGGCGACGGCAAGTCCCAAAGCGCGCGTTCTTGCGGAAGCGTTCCGAGCGCGATCGCCCAAAGGAAAGCGTCGAAGTCGGCGCGATCGTCAAACCAACCCGTCCAGAGCGTCACGCCGTCATGGGTCTTCGCGCGGACGCGGAAGCGCGTTTGCTCAACCGGGTTTCCGAGCTGATCGCGCGGGACGGCTTGAGAAGGGGCGCGCCATTGCCGGTCGTGAACCGGCATAAGAAACCGAGCGCGCGGGATATTTCGATCAGGAAGGATGATCATTGCCAAGCGAGCCACCATCCACGAGTGACGCCGTTCGTCCTCCGAATGACGAGCGTGAAAGCATCTCCGTTCGTCGTGTTATAGGCATCGCCCTTGATTGATCCGGTGAAGCCGGAGAAGGAGAGCGCCCCAGCGCTCGCGTTGTTCGTTACGTCGATTTCAACACGACAGTCGGCAGACGGAGCTGTGACCGTATGCGCCCCTCCGTTCGTCATATATTGCGAATTCCCGAGGGTGGGGTCGATCGTCCACGCGGAGGACTTGGTCCCGAGACTGTTCGGCGCGAGCGTGTATCCTTTCGATATCTGCGAAGTCGAGTCGGACTTCACCGCCGTGTCGAGGCCGATGTTTTGCTGCGCCTGGGTTTTCTGCCCGCCGCTCAATGACTGTGCCGCGTCGAAGCGCAGGCGCGCCGCCAGCGCCGTCGTCACCGTCGAGGCGAAATTAGCATCATCGCCCAAGGCCGCGGCGAGCTCGTCTAGCGTGTCGAGAGCCCCGGGCGCAGCACTGATAAGCGCATCAACGGCCGCCTTCACAAAGGCGGTCGTCGCGATCTGTGTCGTGTTCGTCCCTCCGGCGGCCGTCGGCGCTGCGGGCGCGCCGGTGAACGTCGGGGACGCCAAAGGCGCCTTGGCCCCCATTTCAGCGTCGGAAACAAACCGTTTCAGAGCCGTCGTGATAACGAAGTCCGCCGACAGCCCCGCTCCCTCCATGGCGGCCAGAATCGCGGCCACAGACGCCTCGTCCGCCTGAACGTTCGCGAGCGCGTCATTTGCCGCCGTCACAGCGGGAGCGATTTCGTCCTCAATAATCTGAAGGCCACGACCGACGATCTTGTCGGTCGTTTCCTTCTGAATATCGAGCTGTTCCTCGAGGGGAGCGAAGCGCGCGTCGATCGCCGAAATCAGTCCGTCCCACAGGTCCTTCGACCATGCGCCGGCCCTGGAAGAGACAAAACGATCGAACGCTCCCATCGGCTCAGGCTCCCTTGATCACGTAAGGCTCAAACGAGACGACAGAGTCGGCGTCTTGCGCCATCGCCGCTTTGAGAACGTCGCCCCGAAGTTTGACGTTCTCCCCGGGATGGACCATCCCGCGCCCGACCTTGATCGACCGGGCCAGCATGACACGGTAGGGCTCATCGTCCTTGATCGTGTCGCCTTTGGGCTTTGGCGCCGTAGCCATGAATTGCGCTCCTTCATTTTGGGGAAAGCGGCAGTTACGCCGGGAAGCTGATGTCGGTCATTTCTGCGACGTGGAAGACCGTCAACGCGCTCGTCGTCGCGAAAGTGGTCTTGCGCTTCCACGTTGTCGTCGGCGTGAAGCCCGTGAAGACCCACGTCCGGCGAATCGTGCCATCGGGCAGGGTGACGTCGGTCGTCGAGGCCGCTGCCGTCTCCGTCGCGTAGCCGCCGCCGGTCAGGAGCTTCACGACGCAGTCGTGGTTCGCTTCGACGTAATGCTCCAGCAGCGCGACGACATGGACCTCGTCGACGTTCGCGGGGGCCGTGCGGACGGCAGAGATATGCGTCGTGTCGACGCGTGGACGCGACAAGCGGCGATAGCTCGTCCCGACGAAAATTCCCGGCATGACGTCGGTCGTGCCGAGCAGCGTCATGCGGGCGTTCACGGCGGCCGGAAGGCCATAAAGCGGATGGTTGCCCGGACCGACCTCTTCGACCGGATACCATGTTGCGCCGACCTGGACTTCGAACGTCAGCGAAGCGCCATCCGGGACAACCTGCTCAATGTCGAGATCGACATCGGTCACGCCGCCCGACAGGTTCCAGTCATTGAGATTGATGACCAGGCGGGGCGCTTCGAACTGCGCCGTGAGAACCTCGAAGCAGGCGTCCTGCGAGATATTGCCCTGAGACCAGACGCCGTCCGTGCTGGTAAAGAAGCTGCCTTGCGCGAACTTGTTGCCTTCGACGATCGCGAGCCAGTGGTTGCCGGCCGTAATGACCGCCCAAGCATAGCGTTTGCCGCCCTCGAGATAGGTCGGCTTCAAGGGGAACTTCGTGAGCGTGGGATAGAGCTTGAGATTCGCGACAGCGACCGTCACGTCGGCGAGCGCCTTCGAATAATTCGGCGAGCCGTCCGCGTGGGTCTCGCAGAGGATCAGCCGAACGTCACCGCCCGTATCGAGGCGCGAGAAACCGAGATTGACCGCCGTCACCCAGCCCGAGCGCGGCATCGCGAACGTGTTCGAGTTGACGTTGCCGGTGTAGGACGCCGTTGTGACGAGGGCTTCCCAATAATGATCCTCGTATTTATCCGTCCAGAACTGCTTGAGGCGGATCGCGGTGTGGTTTTGCAGGGCCCGGCGCAAATCCTCCTGGTCGACCTGAAACGTCTCGCCGTTGCGCTGGAAAATGCCCGTGATCGAGTCATAGCGGCCCGAGTGCCACCACTGCGAATTCGTGCAGACCGTGAACGAATTGCCCCAGCGGATGCGCGTGCGGGAAATCGTCTTGAGGATGTAGTTGATGGTCTGCGACCCGGCGTTCGAGATCGCGACTTCGGAGTCCTTGCCGACAATCGATAGGACCGCGCCCTCGGTATATTTCGGCAGCAGGAGGCCAGAGGCGTGGACCTGGAAGCGCGTGTCGCCTGGGGTTTCGAGCGCGAGGACCGAGTTGTCGGAATTGTCGTCCGCGAAGCGCATGCCCTCTTGAACTTTCGCGACATAGGACAAGTGCGTCGTGTCGGAGTCCGTCACGTCGAGGAAATAATCCGTCTTGGCGTAAGATGCGGAAGCGTCGACCCCGACGCGCTCATTCAGGCGCGCGATCTGCTCGAGCATGTAGCCGATGAAGGTGCGATCGGTCTTCGCCTTCGACGCCTCCAGGAGCTTCGCGACGTCAGACTTCAAGCCCTCGATGACCGGCTCCGTCTTCGCGCGCCACACCTCAACCGCAAGCAGGCGCCCGTCGACCGCGCGGAGCGTATTGATGCGGTTCGCGGTCTCCTGCTCGACGAGCTCCACCTGCGTCGAGGACAGCGTCACCCACGCAAGGACCGTATTCGCGGCGTCGACCACAGGCTTGATGGGGGACGGGGCAGGGTCGCCGAGCTGATAGGTGATATTCGCCTTGCGCCAGACCAGCGTCTCAGTCGGCTGCGGGTCCATGACGGGGGGATAGACTGACCCGTCGACCTCGAAGTCGCGGGCCTGCGAATCCGTGTTCAGCTCCTGCGCCTGGGCGAGAATGGCGGCGTAGCGCTTGTTGCCAGACGTCGGCAGGAAGCCGAGGAAGTCGATGACAGTGTTCTGCCCTTCGGCATACGAATAAAGTGCACCGTTCTTGTAGAGATAAACGGGGGACGAGATGGTGACCTGCGTCGTCGCCGTCTTGGTCGCCGCGCCGCCGGCATAGGACGCGCCAGCCTCGATCGCCGTCGAGATGAGCGCGTCAAGCGCGTCGCGCGGTAGTTCCGCGAGGTTCTGGAAATCGCCGAGCGTGACGACCTGATTGTCGGAGAGGCGAGAAATCTTCGTCATTTTGCAAGCGTCCTGGTCAGAGGGACGATCGGGACCATCCCGCCCCATGACGTCTCAGCGTCAAAGGACAGGTCGCCAACGGATCGGGGTCGGTAGGTTTTTGTTGTGAAGCGGACGGTGTCGCGCAGCGCCTTCGAGCGCCACAGCGCGAGACCGACCTCGTTAATCCGGTTTGACGCAGCTTGTGCGGGCGCTTTGCCAGTGGCCATGCGTCCGACGACAGCGTGTCGCCCGGTCCAGCGGAAGCGGGCGTCGACGCGTAGGAGCCCATAGAAAGGCCGAAGGGACGGAACAACCTTCCCAACGACAGAGCCGACCGCCCGGTAGGCCTCGGACCCGGCGCGGGCCGCGTCATAGATGCGCCAGCGCGAGTAGATGAACCGATCGGCCCGAGTCGGCCGGGCGATGATGCGCCCGGCGCGATAATGGCCCCATGGCGACGCCACGCCCTCATAGGCCACGCCGTCGTGCCGCTCTTCGACATACTCCGGCGCGAGGTTGAGGACGCGGACCCCCTCGGCGCCGGGCGGGATATACCCTCCGCCGGCGACATTGCCGTCCGCTCCCATGACCAGAAGACGCCCCTTCTGCTTCGCATGCGCTACGCCACTGCCGACCGCGGCGCGGCCGACGAGCAGCTCGCGCGCCCGCGCGCCGGCCGGGATCGCATACATGGTGGTCGGGATCACAAAATCCGCGGCGCTGTCAGCACGTAGCTGGTCCTGGCTGCGGATGACCGTTTCGACGCCGTGATCGCGAATGACGGCGCGCCGGCCGTAATAGAGCGGAGCCACATTCGGGCGGGCGACGAGGCGCCCGACCGTCGCCGAGGACGGCCTTTCGGTCCGCATGGCCGCCGTTCCGGGCCGGTTGCCACGGTCGCCGAATTGATAGACCCGCAGCTCGGCGAAGCGGTTGCGATAGGCTGCGAGCCTTTCCTCGCTCTGTGCGCGAGCCGTCACGCCCTGCGGCGGGATAATGGACTGGACGATTTCTGCGTCGACATAGAACAGGTAACCCGAATGGCCCGGAAGCGTCCCCTTCTTGCCCTTGAGCCGGTAAATCTCTTTTGTGATCCGACGCTTTTTCCACTCGGGCCAAGCGTCGAACCAGAGGTCGACGCCGCGCTCCCAAGCGAGGAACGGCAGGAGCGGAAGCGGGCAGCGGTCAGGATCCTTGACGCGCCGGATGATGTCGCTGTCTGCGTCGAGCAGCCGGTTCGCATTGAGGTCGAGCGCGACTTCGATCGGCGTCGCGATCGACGGCAGCAGGTTAAGTTCCGACATTTCAGGCAATCTCGACGGTGATGTCGGTCACGAACACAGCGCCGAAGTCGCCGGGATCGATGTCGGCGAGCGGCGCGAGGACTTCGACCGTCTCGATCGGCTTTGCCTCACGCGCAGCGCCGATGATCCCGTCGAGATAGAGGGGCGAGCCGATCGAATGGCGCGAATTCGCATAGGCCTGGATGGCAGCCAGCGCCTTCGCCCGCACCGTCGACGTGTCCGGGCCAAGCGGCAGGGTGAGGCGGACGGATATTTCGGTTTCGACGATATCCGCGGACCGCGTGTAGAGCGCGTCGGTCATGGGTCTCAGCGTGAGCGGCGAAATGGCTTCATGCACGGTCGCGATGACTTCCGGCTCGACCTCGCCGTTCCCCTCGCGGGAGAGCAGCACCAGGTCGACGCGGTTGTCGACGCCCTTGCTTGCCCGGGCCTGCTTGATGGTCCCATCCGCTGACATGGCGAAGAATTCATAAGCTCCGGACGGGCCCGCGGCGGCGTAGCCTTCCGGCGCCATCTGGCGGCGGGCGCGGAACTCGGCGTTGGTCTCATAGACAGCCGGCGTCGTGTCCGTCGCCGGCGTCTTTACGAGCCGGGTGAGGTTGAAGTCGGTCGCGAGGTTTTCGAGGTCGGCGTCGATCGAAGACGGCAGCAGCACCGCGCGGATCGCGTCATTGATCCGCTGCAGGACGAGCATTTCGCGATAGGCGCGGGCCTCCTCGGTCACCACGATCGGGTCGCCCTCGACCGCGCCGACATTGAAGGGAATCCCGGCCTCGTCGAAGCGCGCGGTGATATCCGCCAGCGTGGCGGCGCGGATCAGCTCGTAATCGACGGGGGAGATCGCGTCCGGGACCGGGACAACCGACATGTCCAGAAGCGCACCGGGGATCCTTGTCATAGGTCGACCTCTGCTTCCGGGTTTTCCACGGTGTAGTCACCATCAAGGGCGCGCGGCATGTAGTCGCCGATCAGGCGAATGCCAATCTTCCCTTGTCGCCGCAGCTCGGGGACATTGAGCGCCTCCGGGAAGGCAAAGCGGCGGATGGCGAAGCGCCGCTCCCAAAGGGAGACGGCGAGAATGATGGCCATGCAGAAGCGCAGAAGCGCCGGCTGCGTGACGTTCGAAGCGCCGAGCAAGGCCGGGATCGAAGAACCGAACTCGCGGCGCATGATCCGCGAGCCGATCGGCGTGATCACGATCACATGGATGTTCATGACCACATGCGCGAATCCGACCAATGGCCGAAACGTCGTGCGATCAAATCCGAGGCTGCTCATGCCGGTCAGTTCTCAGACCAGTTGCCGGCGTCGCCGGGGTCACCCGGCGCGCCGGAGATGACCGCGCCCTTCAGGCCGATGTCGCTCTGGATGACCTGCGTCGCGCGGACAGAGCCTTCAACCTTCAAATCGCCCTTGTGCAGCACCTTCGGCGCGTCGATTTTCACTTTGACCTCGCTCTTGTGAAAGATGCCGCCGCCAACCGACTCGCCGAGCTGGTTTGCGTCGAAGAGCGTTGAGAGTTCGCTCGTCAGTTGCGAGAGAAGCGCATTGCCCAGAAGCGTCCCGAGCTGGCCGCCCAGGAGTCCGCCAATCCCGCCGCCGGAAAGCATGCCGCCCAGTGATCCGCCGTGCATCAGGCCCATAAGCTCGGTCGCCAGATTATTCGTATTGGTCGCGCCGAGCGCTTGCCCGACCTGGCCGCCGGCCATGCCGCCGAGCTGGCTGGATTTGACTTCGACCGTGTGTTTGCCGTTGTCGACGCTCGACGTGATCCCGTCCTTTTTGACGGTGATTTTGTGCTTGCCCTTGTGGGTGGAAATCTCGACAGCATTGTCCGGGTGGACGGTGACCTTGTGTTCGTTCGAGTCGTCGCCCTCGTTGATGATGAGGGTATAGCCCCCGTCTTTCGAATAGAGCCGCGAGTGCTTTGTCTTGCCCCGGTTGCCCTTCCACGGCTTCTTGTCAGAAACCTCTTCGCCCTGGCCCTCTTGCTCGTTTTCCGGGTCTTTGTGAATGACGAGCTTGGCGGACTGCTTCGTGTATTGGCGCGTCACGCCGTCAATTTCGGTCTTGAAGTCCCCGTCCTTCTGCGTGTGGCGCGTCTTGCCGCGAAGGTCCACGTCCTCGCTCCCGGAGGTCGAGGGCGACGGGTTGTCGTTCCACCAGGTGAGCGGGATTGAGATGGCCCGCTCGATATTCCCGCCCGGCGCGAGCAAGGTCATTTGCTGCCCGACGCTCGGGGCAGAGTGGACCTTTCGCGTCCCGGCAATTTGCGAATAAGGGAGCCACGGCGACTTAGTCGGGTTACCGTCTTCATCGACTTCGGCGATCTCCTGCCGATACAGGTGCTTTTCCGGGTCGACGTCCGTGACCTTGCCGTGAACGATCGCATATTCCGACCTGCGGGCAGCATCCCGGATCTGCGCATGCGCGTCGGCGAGGGACTGCTGAATTTCACGAATAGCCCGCGCGTGGCCCATCACGGTCCCGATAAGATTCCCCAGATTGGCGAGCAGGGTCATTCGTCCTGCTCGGTGAAGTCGTCAGGATCAGCCGGGGCCTCGTCCTCCGCCGTCGCCAGCGGGTAGTTGTTGACGTCCTCGTAAGGCCCTGTCGTCAGCACACCGATATCGCGTGCGACATAGTCGGACAGGCCCATGTAAATCCGGTCGCGCTCCTCCTGCGACAGATCGGCGCCGCCCCGGATTTCCGCCTCGAGCCAATCTGCGAGGGAGGATAGACCGTCCTCTTTCGTGTCGGCGCGCATGAGCGTGAGAAGCGTCGCCCACGGCCCTTCCGGCGTCGCCCCCGGCACGGGCTCATGGATCGGGTCGCACGAAATGACGATCTCCCGCGCCGTGACCCGGACGCCTTCGCGCTCGATGAGGTAAGACGAATTCGATACGCGGGGCGTCAGAAGCACGAACTCGCGCCACAGCGCGGCCCATGACTCGTTTGCGGCGTCGAGAGCAACGCCCGCCTTGCGCCACAGAACGTCGAGCGCCGTCTCAGCCCCCTGCCTGCGGGTGTCGACGCGGATCACAGCCCCGGGCGAGATGGCGAAGTCGAAAGCCTCGGGTAGAAGGAATTGCACGGCAAGCGAGACTTTCGTCTCGCCGCCCAGGAGGTTCCGTCCATCGAGTTTCGTCTCGATCGAGCCGGAATAGACCGCAACCATCGGGTGAGGCTCTGGGGAGAGCATCGCCGTGATCGGCTCCTGAGGGCTATCCACCACCTCGATCGATGCGGGGAGCGCAGCCTGCAGCGCGCGAACGGTCGTCACGCGGATGGCGAATGCGACGAGGCTCATGACGCAGCCGGAGTCAGGAACGCAATGGTTCGATCCACGCCGAACGGGGCTGTCCTTGAGACGCGGAAAGACGGAGCGCCATCGCGCTCGAGCAGGACGACGACGTCGCCGGCGACGAGCTCATAAGCGAGAGATGACGTGGTGAATTTGATCGTGTCCGCCGACGTGCGGACTTGGGGGTTCGCACCGGTGTTCGCGCCCGAGCTGACCGTCCGAACGGAAGCAGGGATGATCGCGACATAGGCGGTGATCTCGGCCGGCGACCTTTCCGGATCGTCGGCCGATGCGACATAGCCCCCTCCAGACTGAGGCCGCACGCGGACGTGTTCGCCGAATTGGCTGTCGACGGCCCCGTGCAGCATTGCGAGTCGGGAGGGGAGCATGAGCGCGCGGCTCTATCAGGTGCGCTTGGCGCGATAGAGCGCCTGCGGCATGGTGCAGACGGGGAGCGGATAGGAATAAACCTCCACGTCCGCCCAGGCGTTGCGGTCCTTGTCCATGACCATGTTGGAGTAGGTCATCTGGCCGAGTGTGCCGAGGTGTTCGAAGGACTCGCCGGGGGACATCGCCCACCGGAAGATGCCGGCGCCGACCGGGAAGAACTTGCACTTATCGGTGCCGACAGTCAGCGTCGTGTCGTCATCCGTTCCGCGATAGTTGATGAAATCGATATCGCCGTAACGGAACATCGACCAAGCCGCGCCGTGGTTGTTGCGCAGATCGGCCGCAGCGGCCCAGTTCAGGAACGTCTTGACGACCTCGGGATGGCTCGTCAGATCATCCCAGAAGGCGTCGCCGCAAAGGCCGATGATCCGCGAGGCCGACCCGACCTCTTTCAACCCCTTCTGGATTGAGCGCCGGACCGCAGTGCATTTCTTGCGCACCGCGCCTTCCGCCGGAGAACCGTTGTCGAGGTCGAAGTCGACCTCGGCCGGGATGGTCTGGCCGAACTCGGCTTCCCAATCGTAGATGGTCGAGCCATCAGCATCGACGACCTTTCCGAGAATGGCTCCCATGCGGAGGTTTTCCCAGGTCAGATCGAAGTTCTGCTTGATCTTGAACTGGCGACGCGCGACCTCCTCCGCGACGCTTTTGAGGCTCATTTCGGAACCGAAAGAGCGGATGGAAAGCAGTTCGGAAGCGGTGATGCGCGAGGCGTCCGAAATGCGGAAAGTCTTGAACGCCCGCGCCTTGCGCTTATCGCCGCCGGTCTGGTGAGGAGGGGCGCCGCGCGGCGACGTAGGAAGGATGATGGCGCCGGTCGAGCGCTCCTCAATCCAGATATCCTCGGTGCGGACAGGGTCCTCGACGAAGAGGTTGGGGATAGACCCGAGCAGGCCCGGCACATAGTCCATTTTGTCGATCGCCGTCGAAAGCGAAATCGCCTTGAACGGGTCGGCGTTGAATACGTCGAAGGGAGTCATGGTTTGACTGCTCCAAAGAAAATGCCCGCCGGGTCAGGGCGGGCGGGTGTCGTCAGTCGATCGAAAAGGGGCCGGGCCTAACCCCGATCAGATCAGCGAAGGATGATGTTGATGGCGCGCAGTTCCTCGATCGCGCGCGCCTTGTTGGCCGCGCTGATCCCGGCGGGCCAAGCGAGGTCAGACGCGCGGACCTCAGCAATGCGGGTGAGGGCGGAGATTTTCTTCGTCTCGCCCGCGCCGGTGACGACGCCATAGACGGCGATGCCGGCGGCGATCTGCGTGCCGTCCGTGGCGGTGGTGTCAAGAACCTCCCACAGCTCGTCGATCAGGCTCTCGATGCCGACAGTGACGGTGAACGCGTCGCCCGCGACGAAGTCGGTCGCGTCGGCAATCGCGAACTTGATCTCCTTGGCGAAGTCCGCGCCGCCGACCACGTATTTGCCGATCTCGACGCCGAACGGATCGAATACCGCGAAGGTGCCGACGTTCGCGCCGGGCTCGATGCAGACCACGCGATACTTGCCATTCTTCGCGCCTGCGAGGACCGGCGTGGTGACATCAAGCGTCATCGCGCCGGAGCTGCCCGTGTTGCTGGCGTCGGCGGCGGCAGACGAGGTGACGCCCGCGGCGACCGGCATTTTGCCGAGCACCTGCCCGACAAGAATGGTCATGGATTCGTTGATGGTGACGGCGTCGCGCGAGAGGAAACCTTCCTCTTCCGACACGATGAACGCGCCGGGGTGCTGCGCCTCGGTGAAAACCGTGACGGTCATGATGATGATCCTTCGATTTTAGAGGGTGCTGAGGCGACCCGCGCCGAAGCGCCAGCCGAAATTACTTTTTGATGGTGGCGTTCAGGTTGGCGACGATGCCGTCAAAAACGGAGTCGGCTTTCGCCTCCGGCGGGTTCCCGTGGTCGCCGCCCGTGATGACCGTCTCGGCTGCGCGGGCGCCGATGCTCGAGGACCGCGCGACGCCAGCGAGGACGCCCTCCGCTTCCGCAAGGGTCATCCCGGTCTTGAGCGCGAGATGCTGCGCGGACGACTCGCGGCCCTTCGCTTCGGGGCTGGCGAGGATGGCGGAGACGCGCTCGCGTTCAGCGATGGCGCCGAGGCCCTTGCCCTCTTCCAGACCGGCGGCGCGGCCCTCGGTGAGCCCTTCAGCCTTGCCGGCGGCAAAGCCGGCATCGTGGCCAGCCTTGCGGCCTTCCTCTAGGCCCTCGGCGCGTCCTTCGGCGCGAGCGCGGGCCATATCCTCGTCACTATGCAGATTCATGCGCTGTCCTTTCATCCCCATAGGGAAAGATGCCTTTGAGAGTGAGCCGACGAGATCAGCGAACGTGCCGATATCATCGACAAGACCGGCCTCCTTCGCGGCACGGCCGATGAACGTGCGCGCTTCCGTCCCGCGCACCGCGTCCTTCGTCATGCCCCGCCGCCCAGCGGCAACGGCGTCGACGAAGAGCGAATAGAAGTGATTGACCTCAGTCTGCAGGTCCGCCTTCACCGCTGGCGAGAGCGGTGTGAATGGGTTCCCGTCGACCTTGTGCGCACCAGCGTGAATCAGCGTCGGGGTGATCCCCTCGCGGTCCAAGCGGCGGGAATGATCTGAGTGCAGCAGCACGACGCCGATCGAACCGGCGATGCCGGACTCGGTCGAGAAGATCGCTGTTGCGCCGGCAGCAATGGCATAGGCGGCGGAGGCCGCCATGCCGTTGACCATCGCGTAGACCGGCTTCTCGCGAGCCACCTTGCGCACCATCGCAGATGTTTCCATCGCGCCGACGGCCTCGCCGCCCGGGCTTTCAATATCAAGAACGATTGACTTCGCCTTCGGATCGCGCGCGGCGCTCTCGATCTGGTGACCGATGCCTTCGTAGGAGGTCAATCCAGAGTTCGCGCCAACCCATGCGCCGCGATTAACCAAACTGCCGGTGATGGTGACGATCGCGATGCCCGACGCTGTCCGCTTATAGGGAAGGTATTTCGTCGCCTTCCCATTCTCGTCGCGGTCGTAGGGCTCGCCGACGAAGCGCGACCCGCGCGGCTGCATGAACGACGCGTCGGCAAGCTCGGCGCCGTCGGGAGCGTTCACAATGCCCTCGACGCCGATGCGGCCGGCGAGAACCTCGGTGATGATCGCCAACTTGTCAGGCAGGATCAGAAGCGGCCGGTCAAGAACCCTGTCCGCTATGCGCAAAAGGAAGGCGTTCGACATTTCAGCCCCGATAGCTCATGCCGATCGCGAACCGGCGGTTTGTATTCGCCCCGCCAGTCGAGGCGGCGCATTCCGCCTCAGCCGCGCGCAGGGCCGCCAGCAGCGTCTGCTTGTCAGCCGTGGTGAAGCGAACCTTTTCCTGCGCGTCGAGCGTCCGGGTTTCAATTTCGATCGCCTTCGTCCCCGAGACGAGCTCGAAATAAGCCGTCCGCAAAGCCGTTGCGCGCGCACAGGCATCTGACCAATCGACAGCCATCAGACAAGCCTTCCTATCCGGGTTGCAAACACCTCCGGCGGCATTGAACCCTTCGCTTTATTACAGGGCTCACAAAGTAGCTGGAGGTTTCTGCGGTCATTCGAGCCACCGGCGGCGATCGGGTTGATGTGGTCCACATGCCCGCCGCGACGAAGGGGCGTATGGCAGTAGCCGCACTTGTCGCGCTGCAAAGCCCTGATCTCGTCTATCTCTTTGTCAGTATGGCGCCCTTCAGCTCCCGCAATGCGTGCGCGTCTGTTGCGGCAATACGCCCGCCATTGCTCACGGTTCTCGCGCCAATACTTGGCTTTCCAGTCAAGTATCTTTTCCCTGTTTTTCTCGTAAGACCGACGATGCCTATCCCGAACCACGTCAGGAGAAGCCGCCCGCAACCGTCCATGTCTTTCGTTGTCGCAGTCGACGCAATTGTGTGTTTTTCTGTAGCGACGCCCGACATGGCCACGTTTGCATTGAGAGCCAAAATATTGGCCATCTGGCAACACGGCCATGCGTCAGTCCTTCCCTTCGGGCTTGTCGGGTGCGTCTTCCGCGCCGGCGGGGGCCGGCGGAGAGACGATTACGGGATCGGGCAGGTCGCGCTCCTCGCGCATCTGCTTTTCACGCTGGAGTTGATCGTAGACGTCCTCGATATCGTGCCCGAGCTCGCCGGCGATCATTTCTGACGTGACGACGCCAAGCCCGTAGAGTTTCTCATTCGCCAGCGCGAATTTGACCTCATCCGGGATCGGCTTCGACGGCCCGCGCCAGGTCGCGCGGCACAGCGCCGCGCGGTTTGCGGCGAAAAAGGCTGCCGAGTCGTTTACGCCGTTCGGGAGAGACGTCTCGCCACGCTCGATCGACTCTTCAAGCCAGCATTCGAAGGCAGATTGGTAGAACGGCGCGGCGATATGAGACCGCCGCCAGAGCTGAATGGGCCAATTGGTCGTCGTCGACATCTTGATCGACGAATAGGTCGCCCCGGTGTAGTCGCCGGTCACGTCCTCGAACGTAAACCCGCCACACGCGGCCATTTCGCGCAGCAGGAAGCGCGAAAACGGCTCATAGTTCGAGTTGGGCGTCTCTGACCGTTTGAAATCGAGCTTTTCGCCCGAAAACAGGTGAACGATGCGCGCCAGACCACCGAGATTGAAGTTCGTCTTGTCATACCAGCCGGCGCGGGCCTCGAGGTAGGACCCTATATCGCCTCCAACACCCTGCTCGTCGAGCGTGGCGAAGGCCGAAAGCACTTCCTGCGTCGGCGAGGGGCTCTCGATCGTCGCCGCGACGATGGCTTGGGCCAGCGCGGAGGTCAAAGTCGCGTTGGCGAGCTGATCGTATTGCCGCAGAACCTGCAGGACCGGCGCAAAAACCGACATCCCGCGCATCTGGCCGATGTCGCCGTCGAAGCAATGCCGGATGACAGTCCTATTCCCGACGTCGCGCGCGCGGATCTCGGTATATTCCTCGGAATTGAAGGCGTTCGTGTCCAGACGGAACAGATAGGACCTCGGGAGGCCGTTGCGGTCGACGCGGATGCCCTGGAAAAGGTCGTTTCCGTTCGAATTCTGAACCAGACGATGCGCCGGGATCAGGTGAATCTTCGTCTTCGTCTGGCTTTCGGGCCGATCGATCCAGCGGAACCACACGACCCATTCGCCAAGGCCGAAATAGGAGCGCAGGGCCGCCTTGGCGAGCTGGTGAATGTCATTCTTGCCGGCAGCATCGCACTCGAGCGGGCTGCGCGCCCACAACTCCCATCGCCTCTCAGCGATCCGGGCCCAGTCATTCGCCGTCTTCGCGTCCCAGCCCAGCGCGCTGGCGTCAGGGTTGAGGGCGAGCTGCAGGCCGGTCCCCATGACCGAGGCGCAACCCTTGTTGACGACGCCTGCAAGCCAGCCGGAATTATGTAGGAGGTCGATCGTGCGCGCCGCGCCACGCCACCACGCCGCCTGAACATCATCCTTCGGGTCGCGAAGGCTCGGCGCCCATGTGCTGAACAGGGCAGTCTGCTCCCCGCGCATGTAGGCCGCGCCGGGTTGACCGCGCAGGAGCGGCGCGTTCTTCCCCCTACCACCGCCGAAAAGCGAGCCGAGACCGCCGAAAAAGCCCATGCGCTGCCCGTTCCTTACCTGTTCAACCGACTGGCGAAGTCAGAAAATCGCGACCGAGCCAGCCCCGATGCGGGAATGGCCTTCGGCGCGACGGTTGCGGTCGTCTCTTCGTCCGGTTCTTCGTCGTGGCCCTGGTCGATCTGGTTGAGCGCCTCTGACGCCGCGCGCGCCGCGACGCCGCGGCGCTCTTCGCGCGCATGCGCTTCCGCCCGGAACGCCCGATAGCGATCTGATCCGACGCGCCAGGCAGCCGCGGCCGCCATCGCCTCGCAATCGAGGAAATGATTCTCACGGTAGCGCGCGACCCATATCCAGCGCCCAGACGGCCCCTTGACGCGCGCCTCGGCGACGATCTGCTGGCAGTAATCCTCGTCCGCCGCCTCATTGAGATGCAGCGCGCCGGGATCCTCCCGATCAAAACCCAGCCGCTCATGCACGACGGCCTTCCAGTGGTCGGAGTCGAGCCGGATCAGATGCAGGCCGAACTTCTGCGACTTGCCGTCGGCGCCGCCGACCTCGATCGCGCTCTCGACGAGTGGGCGTTGCATCGGGTGCGACGAGCCCTTCGTCGGATAGCAAAACCGCTTGTGCTTGCGGCAGAACTCGTAAACCCGGTGAAGCGGCAGGCTTTCCTTCTTGCCCGGACGGAAGCCCGAGTCGACGAAAGCGAGCTTGATCAACTTGCCCTCGATCGGTGTGGTGAGCTTTTCCGAGAGCTTCGCCCACACTTCCGGGTCTCTCGTCGGGCCCCAGATATAGCCGTGCTCGATCAGCCAGCTCGTCCCGTTGGCGCCGAAACCGCGGATCACATAGGGAAGGCGATTCCCTTGCACATCCACGCCAGCGACGAGATAGAGCACGCCGGGCGGGATGCGCCGGTCATAGGCCTCCCGCCGTTTCGCAATCTCCTGCCACTCTGGCAGCTCGCCGCCGCCAGCGAGATAGAGCTCCCCGAACCCCGCATTGACAGCCGTCTGCACCTTGTCGGGCTCGCCGGACGCCAGCGCCCGCAGATACCTCTCCGCGCGCTCGCCGAGCGTCTTGAAGGGCGAGCAAAAGCCGGAAATCCAGAACGAGACGGTCGTCGTCTCGGGCGGGTTTCCCGAAATGACCCCATTGCGATCGATCTTCTCGCCTGGCGCGACGAAGGATCCTCGCGCGTTGCACTGGACCTTGTGTTCTTCCCGAACCTCGCCCTCGCAGTGTGGACACTCGAGCCAGGCGTTCGCGAGCGCCTGTGACGGCGTCGCGTTCTTCGGGTAGCGCAGCTGCTTCGACCGCGGGACGAAAAACTCGCCGCAGTGCGGGCAGGGCCAGCAGAAATGATGGCGCGTCCCCTCCTGCCACAAGCGCCAGATCGGCGACGAAATATCGTCGTCGACGCCGGCGGCCCAGAACTCCAGCCCGCTCGCCTCGTCCGTCACGATTTCCACCATGCCAAGGCTCGGAGTCGAAGTGATCCCGACCTGAAAGTCGGCATAGGTGTCGCCGCGGGCTTCGACGAGGCCGAGCGGATCGCCTTGGCCCCGAATGTTCCGCAGCATCTCGTCATACTCGTCGACGAGCGCCAGCGCCGCGGCATCAGATTTCAGCGCCGCCGACGAGCCCGCATGCGCGAGGCGGAGCCGGACGCCCGCAACCCGCTTGAGCGTCTTTTTTTGCTCGCGCGAGTCGACGCCGCCGACGACTTTCGCCCGCAGGCTTTCCGCCTGGCGGAACATTTCGTCGATCCGCGGTTCGAGCTGATCGGTCAGAAATTCCTTGTTCGGCCCGACGTAAAGGATCGGCGCCGGGCGGTTGTCGAGGCGCTCGCCGATAATGTCGAGCACCGAGGCCGTCTTGCCGCTCTGCGCGGCGGTGACGCCGACGATCCTCTTCCACCGCCGATCGCCAAAGGCGCGCACAAAGGCGCGCATATAGGGCGTTAAGCCGGGGTTGCGCGGGCCGGGCCATCCGGTCTCCGGGCCGTAGACGATGTTGTCGGCGGCCCACTCATCCGGGAATTGGCGCCTGGTCGTCCAAAGGTCGATTTCGGCCTGATCGCAGACCCTCGCCATAGACTCGGATGCGATCTCGGGCGCGAGAAATCGCGTCATTCAGGTGCCTATCTATAATTTCTCGGAGTGCGAGGTCGCGCGTGCACGCCGCCGGCACTCCGGCGAGCTCGGAGCGCAATGCCCCAAGAATGGCCGCAACAGTCGTCTCCATGTCCTCGAGCTCGATGAGGTTTCCAGACTCTCGTGCGATACGCAGTTCGATCTCTCTCGCACGCGCCTCCTGCACCTTGGAAAGACTCGCGACCTTCGACGTCCGCCGCTCTTCGTCTTTCAGGAAGCGGATGTAGCCCTGCACAGCAGCCCGGCGAGAGACGACGCCCCGCTCTCCCTTCGCAATGTAGCCATCCCGAGCCAGCCCACGGATGCGCTCGGGCGTGAGCATGAGCAACTCGGCCGCCTCGGCGATCGGGATCAGGTCAGCGTCAGAGACTGCACCGACTGCCTGATTTGACGTCATCACCGCCCCCAAAGAGAAACAAAACGTCGATTGCGATTTTTTTTCTACGCAGAAAGATCGCGCCTCCGCGCCGCATGGGGCTCGCTTTCGCTTAAAAGGAACCTTATCAATAACTTACGCGATTGCGCCGCGCTGTCTGCGATCGATCGGGATCAGGGCAGCAGCGCCCCGAGGCGTGAGAGGACTGTGGTGGCGAGGACGGTGGCGGACGCGGCGTCGAAGGTCGACGCCGTCTTGCCCTTGGTCATCTCGGTCGGAATGAAGAGGCCGGATCGGACCTGCGTGATGGGCAGGCGTGCAGCGCCGGTGCGGCGATAGACATGTCCCCCGAGCTTGGGGGAGGGGGCGCGGTTGCCGTGGAAGCCGGAGTTGATCCAGGCCCCGCCATAGAAGGTGGAGCGGTTCCACGGGTGGGCAGTGACACCGCCACCGCCTTCCTTTGCCCCGAAGTATTTGAGGCGGACGTTGCCGCCATGGCTCTGGATTGTGTAGGCGAGCGAACTGGCAGAGGCGGGGATTTCCTGCTGTGCCCGGTCGAGAGTGTCGTGTTGCAGACCGGTCTGCGCGGTCTCTGCGGAGACGGTCTGCTCTCGCACAGCCGCGCCACCCTCGTTGAGGGCGGCGGCCATGAGCCCCATACCCTCACCACCGGATAGGCGATCGAGGCGCTTGGCGTAATCCTCGAGGATGTGGTCCTTGAAGGTGACGACGATCTGCACGGGGCGCTACCTCTTGCCGCTGCTGCCCTCATGGGGCGGCTCCGCCGGCCTCCGGCCGGACCCCGCTGGCTGATAACCGGCCCCGACTATCCGGGGATTCGTCTCCCAGTGTGAATCTGGGTGGCGGCCGCTTTTGCCGTCGCGGTTCGTGGGGCGCTCCCGGCACGCGCGCCAAGCGGCGCTGACCGCAAGACCGAGGGTGAAGGCGATCAGGTCGCGCATTCGGATAAGGCGCTCCGGTGAGGGAAGGATTGACCGAGACGTCGACCCCGCGTGGCGCGCGAGGGTCGAGAATTGAGGGTCTACGCCACTTATCCCCCACGGCGTCCAACTTCACAGCCGGCGCTGCGTCTCGTCTGGGGCAGCGCCCATAACTCGGCGCTTACCTTGGGCGCGAGAAATGCATTTTTTTGCTCACCATGACAACAGACCGGAGAGTGGCCGGATAAGACCATTTTCCTACTGAATCGATGCGCAGCCGGAGTTCATTCCTACGAACTCACGGGAGCACGTCATCGCTGCTCAGCCCAGTTGAGATGATGTCGAAGCCGGCGTCGCGCCTGCGGCGCGCCGTCGCCCACGAACACCCCAGCTCCACATACCGCTCGCTGAAGTTCTCTCTGCGGGCTTCGCAGCCCATCCAGCAGTGGACAGCCAGGCGCTCGTCGGCGCTTCCGTCGTCAGAGAGATAGCGGAGGGGCCACAGGATCGCCTGTTCGATCCGGCTGATGGCGACATCGGACATGCCGCCGGAGTTCAGGGCCGCAGCGGTTGGTGCTCGCGTCCCTTCGCTCAATCCCTCAGCCTGGGCGTTCCTGTCGAAGTCGCTGATGTGCTTGAAGAGGCGATAGTCAATCCAGAAGGTCAGCTTCGACGCCGGCCCGACCCGCCCTCCGAGGCGCTCGATCCCGCGCGCGGCCTCTCTGAGCCGCGCTTTGACAAGGCGCGAAGACCACTCCGGTTGATCTTCAGTGCGGATAGCCGACTGGGCGAGGAGGCGGGCAGCGCGGAGTGGATCAAGCCGCCCATCCGCATCCTCGCCGATCAGGGCGAGCTCTTTTTCTGACAGACGATAGCCCGCCGCGCTCTTAATTTCTGACAGAGCAATGTCAGAAGTGGGGGCTGGATCACCGCAAAAGCCCCGGTTTTCGGACGTTCTCGCCATTTGCCGCGTTCTGACATTTTGCTGAGAACGTCTGTCAGATTTTCCCATTCTCTCCCATCCTCCAGCCTCAGAACGGCATGCTCTCGTCTTGCGCTTGCTCAAGCGAATAGGCCGGGGCCTGCGTCGTCTCGTCCCGGCGCTTCCGCATGAATGTTTCCGCCGGTCGCGGTCGCTGGTTGGCGCGCTGCTCTTTCTTGGTCGCCCATCGGCAGTTGCCGGGCTCGTAGTTCCCGTCGTTGTCGATGCGGTCGATCGAATGGGAAGGCGTCGGCCTTGGCCCCATATCGTCGAAGAACGCATCGAAGGAATGCCGCCATTTGGCGCAGACGGATATCCCTCGCCCGCCATAAAGGTGGAAGTTCGCCGCCTTCGGCGTCTCGCACCGGTAAATCATGTTGGACCAGACAACGTATTCCGGGGTGAAGCATTTCCCGTGCTTGAATTTCAATCTTTTGTTTGCCGCTTTCGCGGCTTGGATTTTCAAGCAGCCGCAGGACTTCGTCCCACTCTTGAGGTGATCGCCCGTGGTCACAGCCTCGCGCCCACAATCGCAAATGTATTTCCAGGCGCTCTTATTTCCGACATTTGGCGCACGGGATAACACGACCAGTCGGCCGTAGCGCTTTCCGACCCGGTCAATCAAAGGTGGCATTGTGCGGCTCCTTAGATGAACTCGTTGAGAGCATCGGAAAGGCTAGCGCCCAATCCGGAATTTTTTCTTTCATTTTCGGAATTACGGCTGTCGCTTGCGGAATATTGTGGCTTATCAACGGAAGCGACGCGCCTCTCTGTGCGCCAGACGTAATCGCCATCGGCCGCTATCACGCCCCGGTTCTGGAGGGCCACGGAAGCATTGTCCCGCATCTTGCGGGCAGCATCCCGGAACTTCTGATCCTCCTTGTCGTCTCCCGGTCGAGTCCTGACGAGTTCCTCCAGCCATTCCTTGTTCGTCACGCACTTCCGGCCATGGGGGGCTTTGACGGCGACGGGGGCGTCATTGCCCTTTTCGTCCAGCACACTCTGTAGCGCCTTCAGCGCAAAGACGAGGTTGGGGGGAAGGATGGCGCGGCCGTCCGACGTGACAGTGGGCTTGCCCGTCTTGAACGCCGTGGCCACGTCTGCCGTCTCCGCCCCCTCAACCGCCGTTTCAGATCCGAGCTGGCGGATGACGCAGGAGGAAATTTCGTCCCGCTCTTCGTCGTAGCCGACAATCTGCTTCTGCATCCTGAACTCGAAGCGGTCGCCGCTTGGCCCAGCCTTGTTGCGCGTCACCTTCCACCAATTCGGCGCGCCGTTCTCGGCTGGCCAGACGAATATCTCCCCGTCATTGTCCGCCGTGATGGACCCATGCCCGCGCGCGCGCTGCGCGCCGAGCGGGGTGTGGTGGATGGCCCCAACCGCGACGCCGGTCGCCTCCCGGATCATCGTGGCGTTCCTGAAGAAGGCGCCGACGTGCTCGGGCTTCGTATCGTCACCCCCAGCAAGAGACTTGTTGAAGGTGTCCACGAAGACGAGGTCGACGCTACAGCCGAACTCACTCTGGCAGATCGCGTCCACGCCCTTGATCTCTTCGACCAGAGTCTTCGCCCCGTCATCGCTTGTCCGCAAATCCACCGGGGTCGGAATGACGAAAATCGGCATCTTCGTGCCGCGCGGGATGGCGTTGTGGTCCAGCCAAGCATATTGCCGAACAAGGAAGTCGTCCTGCCCCTCGCCGGCGATGTAGATCGTCGCCCCCGGCTTGAACTTGCGCCCGAACCATTCCTTCGGCCTCGTCTCGTCTACCGCGGCGATTGCCCGCGACATGGCGAAGTCGAGAGACAGAAAGCTCTTCCCGCATCCTGGGGGGCCGACGACAAGGAAGAGCGTCCGCGCCAGAAAGACGCCCTTGAGGAGCCAGTCGCGCTTCGGCGGCTCGCCAACCATGTCGTGAACGAAGAACCCGCGCAGCTTCGATTGAAACGGCGGCGGCGCGAGCACCTTCGCGGCGAAGGCGTCGAATTCCTCAGCGCTCAGGATTGGGGGCAGGCCATCGAGGTCAATGTCGAGCATGGGTCAGTCGATCCCCATGCTTGTCTCACCGCGCGCCACGCGCGGGCTTTCGTGCCCGGGGTCGCCAAGCAGCGCCCCAGTGACACAGCGGCGAATGTGGACGGGTTGGATCAGGCGGTCTGGGCGGACCTTGCGCGGGACAAATCTGGGTGGGAGCGCAACAACGGGGGGCAAAGGTGCAACAACGGGAAGCGCCGGCGCAACAAGGACGAGTGGCGGTGATGGCGAGGTTGGCTCCGGCTCTGGCGCGTCGCACAGCACATCCTGCCGCAGCTTCGCCACTTCCACCGGCCACCGCTCCGCAGCGACGCGAAGCGAATTGATGACGGTCGTGTGATTGCGCCCGCCGAAGGCGCGGCCGATCATGGTGGTGGAGCAATCCGTCAACTCTTTCGCTAGCGCAATCGCGACATGACGGGGCTTCGTCTCCCTCTGCTTGCGGCTACTTCCGGCTAAGTCGCTCGGGTCGAGCCCATAAGCGTTCGCCACAACCTTCTTGATATGAGCGACCGTCACAGCCATTTCGCCCCCGCCTTCTTCTTCGTTCTTGCCTCGCGCGCCCTTGCAAGGGCGCGGCGGATGATGGGAGAGGGGACGCGCATAACCCGGATGATCCGATGCGCTTTCGTGTGCCGGAAGTAATAGCGGCGAAGCTCGATCACGCGGCCTCCCTCTTGATCCGCGCCATAAGCACGTCATTCCAGTCTTTGCCGTTCGGGGCCGGATGGACGAAAGACTCCAGCCCGAGCGCTTTGAAGCGATGGGCCGCCTTTTGAAGGAGGGGGAGCGTCGTTTTCGGGTTGCTGTCAGAGTCCCCGATCAGGATCACTGAGCGGGCACAAGACGGGAGAGAGAGCTCTTCAGAAGTGAGGTTCATGAGGGAGTCTGCACACGCGATCGTCGCGTGTGCGAACTGCTCCCCGAATGAGGCCTCGCGGGCCATCATCTTCCACGCGGCAGTGGTCTCGACGCCTTCGCCGATTGCCAGGAGCTCCCCGGGCTCGTCCAAATAGACGAGCCCTCCGCTCATTGTGTATGTCCCCTTCTTTGCGCCATTGGACGGGGACCCCGGCGGCTTCAGCTTCTTGCCGCCTCTGTCGAGATAGATGCGCTTGATCCCGGTTATCCGCCCCTGCAGGTCGCGCATCGCGCAGAGAACCGCCGGGAAGGCGCCGAGCTTTATGTAGGCGTCCTTCGGGTAGGAGTTCCCATCCGGGTCTTTGTCAGCGAGCCCCGGCTTCCCCCAATAATCAAGGTCATTCCTGAAGCGCAGGTCGCGCGTGGAAAACGCGAAAATATCCAAGCCGCGCCAGTCCTCGAAATAATCCTGAGCCAGCGTCCCCTCGATTGGAACGCCGCTTTCGAAGAGGCGCGTCGCCTTCTGGATGTGGTCGAGTAGCTGCGCGTCCTCTTCACGGTTACGCTCGATCTCTGCGTCTCGGCGCTCTTCGCGCCGTTCCTTTTCTATGGATGGGTCGCGTTCCTTCAGCCTCGATTCGCCGCGTGGCGGGGGAGTTTCATTGATAAATTCGACTGCCTCCACAAATTCGCACTCCCGCACATGCTGGACCATCGCGATCTGGTCACCAGTCGCGCCAGACTTCCGGCAGAGAAAAAGCCCATTCTTCGGCGTGACAACGAATCCGTCCGTTGTGCTGCAACCAAGTGGGCATGGCCCACTATATTCCCCACGCGCTGGCATACGAATGCCGAGCGCCTCTGCGACGTGTTCAATCTTGACAGCGCGGGCTTCTTGAACCCAGCCCTCGAAGGCGGCGTCAATCACAGCCCCACCTCTTCGTCCGAGACATTCTCATCGCACCAAGCACACCACTGCGCATGCAGGTGCAAGGGAACGAAGGGCTCGAGCCATCGGATCCGGCCAAGGACATCGCTGCTCTCGCGCGGGATGAAATCGATCAGCCCCTTGGCGCCCAGAACGACGAGGACGCGCGGGTGATGGCCCCCGGTGTCGCCGACAGCGATCCTCTCAAAGGCGTCTATCTGCGCCTGCGTGCAACCTGCGGCGATGGCGGGATGGTCAGTCATTTCCGCCGCCTCTCCGCCGCCGCCAGAAGCTCTTTGAACGTGTTCGGGCTCAATAGGATTTCTTCCATCACCAATGAAAAAACCCGACCCGGCTCCCGTTCCTGGCTGGCGGCGAGCGCTTCGCCTGCCTCCATCGCTTTTCGGGAAACGGTAATGACGCAACACGCCTGCTCCTTGGTTTTGGGGGTCAGGCTGATCCCGTATCGGGACAGGAGGTCGTATGTCGCCCGGATCGTCGGGAAGCGCAGCGCCGATGTGATCTCGGCCGCCGATTTGCCGGCGCCGGCGAGGTTCGCCGCGAGCACAACGTCAGCCGTCGAATAACGTCTGCGCCAGCCGCTCACCTCAGCGCCTCCCGCACGACCGCGAGAACATCGCGGGCTTCTTTCACGTAGTCGCTTTCGTCGCTGTTGCCGACCTCGCGCTGATCTAGCTCATTAGCGATGAACTCCTCGGCGAGCAGGAGAGCTTCTAGGATTTTGTCGTTGCTGGCTGTCATGGCTGGCCTCTCACATGCCACCAATTGAACGCGCGCCGCAGCACGTAGCTGCGGGCGATCGAAACAAATGTCATGATCGACGTGGCCGCGAGGTTCTCCGCCATTGTCATGCGCACGCCAAAAATCGGGAAAAGCCAGAGGATCGCGGCGATCGACAAGACAAACCCTGCGATCGTGTTCGCGACCGCTTCCAGGAACGAGTGGCGCTTGCTCTGGCTCACCGCGTCGCTCCCTTTTTTTCCTCAGCAAATCCCTCAAGAATTGGTCCTATCCGCCAATACTTGATCAGGATTGCAGTTAGGAACATGTCGACCCTATCCAGATGCCCCGTCCTTTCCCTATGCCCCGGATAGAATGTTCGCCTATATTGAACATCCGCTTCGTATGCGCACGCGCGGATAGTTTCGAGTGCTTGCACAAAGCTAGTCTGGCCATCAGCGTCGGAAGCTATGATTTCGCTCTTGCGAATCTGGATGATGGTGGCGCTGAGAAAGCCAATCTCTGCCTTGGTCAATTCCCAATCTTTGGCGATCTGTGAGAAGCGCGTCGTCATGGCCGGCGCGCCTCGCGCGTATCAAGCCAGCCGAGTTGCGGGAACCGGGCAGGCGCCGCCGTGTCTCTCGACCATACGAGCCAGATCCAGTCCTCGGTTCCGCCGCTCGCCTTGCCCCCGGCCGCGAGATATTCGCCGGGCGGGCAGGATGGGCGCGGGGCCAGTATCCAGACCCGAGACGGCGGGAACTCGGTATAGATGCCTGTTGTGCGCGCCGCGCCCGCGAGAAACTTGATGCTCGTGAAAATTGCGACCTTGCCAGTCGTAAACGCCAATGCACGCCGGATGAACTGCTCAGTCCCAACCCCACGGAAAAAGGGTGGGTTCGTCACGACATTCGCGGACGCCTGCGCCAGCGGCTCATTTAGGAAGTCGATCTCGCGCGTGAACCAGCTCTCGGTCGTGCGGCGCCTTATGTCCGAGCCATGCGCGCCATATCCGGCGGCGAGAGCCGATCGGACGATATTGCCGCCGCCACAGGCTGGGTCGTAAATGTCGCCAACGAACCGCTCGGCGCGGAACAACGCTGCGCTCGCCGCTTCCGGCTCGACGTAGAAGTCGAGCCCGTCCCGCGCCCACACGCGCGCTTTCTTCTCGCGCGTCTCGCTGTTCATGCCTGCACCATCGCGTAAACACCGAGCCTGCGCGCCTCTTCGGGCGTCAGAAAACCGTAAGAAGCGGCTCGGATCAGAACGCGCTTCACCCGCGCAGGAGTCGTCTCCAAATCGAGCGCGATCTGGTAGATGTCCAACCCAACCCGCGCAGAGAGAATGATCCTGTCATTCAGGCTCGGCTTGATCCAGCCATAGGTTGGGTTGCGGGCTTCGTCGCTCATTTCGCGATTTCCCATCCCTTGGCGGAACGAGAGGAGAGCCGCTCAATCGAGAGGCGATCGGTCGGAAAGACGTCCTGCCATCCGTAAAGGGATTGCTCAGCCTCTCGCCGCGCGGTCGCGGCTCTCTTCGCGTCGTTTTCATCGAAGGCGATGGTCGTCAGAAGAGACTCGCCGTTCTTGACGATGCCGAGATACATCGCTTTTGCCATTAATTCTCTCCGAAAAGAACTAGTTCTGCAGGCTTGACGCGGCAAATCACATCGCTCGCGTAAATGTGCAGAGCGACGGCATCCGAAGCATCAGTGTCCGTGAAATCCTTCGGCAGATATCCGAGCATTTTGCACCGCGCGAGGACGGCCTTCTTCGGTTCCTCGGGGCGCGCCTTGCCGACGACATGCTTGCGAACGGTTTGGACATTGGCGGAAACGCATCGGACCCCATACGGGCCACAAAGCGTCTCGACGCCGCCGACAAGCCGGTGAAGGAGGGAAATGGTCTCTGGGTTAGAGCGAAAGGACGGCTTCTCGCCGCTGTCCTTTTTCCAGTCAATCAAGCCCCCGATATTGACCGGAGCTTCGACCACAACCAGGTCAGGGATCTCAAACGCGAATTGATCGCGCAGCCATATTCCGAGCTTCTTGCAAGCCCGCTGCGATGGATCGTCGGGACGCTTTAGCCGCTCAGATCCGGCGCGGGGCTTTTCGCCCGCGCGCCCAATCGCCCAGCCCATCGAGACAGCGAGGTCGAGCGCCATGACCAGCATCACGCCTCCGTGGCGTCGGCGCCGGGCAGGCCCGTCACACCTTTGCGAAGGCGCTTGCTGTTCTCCGCCGCCGCTTTTCGATTTTCGTCTTGCTCGCGAAGATGGCGCGGGCGAACATCCTCTTCATCGTCGTCGTCAGAAGAGCCCGTAGCAGCGCGACCAAGCGGCGTATCGGCCAGCGGGCCCAGCGCTTCGACGAGCGCCTCGTAGGTCTCTAAATCCTCTTCGTCCTCGAACGACTCGCGGATGCCATCGATTTTGCGAAGCAGCTCGCGCTCTTTGAGAAGGGAGTTCAGAGCTTTCTTTGGGATCCCCGCTTCCTTCGCTGCATCCTTCGCCCGCGCGATCAAATCGCGGACGCCTTTGCAGCGGTTCATGTATTCACCCTGGTGGCTTCTTAGCGTCTCGAAATGGCGCTCGATGTCCTTCACGAATTGCTGGACCGTGGATGGGTCGAATCCGTTGCTGATGTTGGCAGTCATGAGCGAATTTCCTTTTGAGGGAGAGCAGGGCGGCGGGAGATCATCGCGGCCACCACCACGAAAGAGGTAGCCCCCACCATTTCCGTGGCGGGGGCCTGCGATGGTCCCTAGTAAAACCATCGCCGGACGCGGGCAGATGCAACTCCGCGCCCTTGTCAGCCGCTGGACTGGCTACCAGACCGGCTCTCGCTGCTTCCGCAGCAAAGCCCAACACAGCCCCAGTGACGCGCTTCGTGATGCTCAACTGAGCCGAGCGCTGTCCCTTGGGCGTGAGATAATCAGGGTGCGCCGACAAAGCGTCAGCGACCGCGCCGTCCACGATGCGCCAGAGCTGGCGATAAGCCAGAAAGCCTTTCGGGCATTTCGTGTGGCGGCGGTGGGGGCGCTTCATTTGCGACGCATCCAAGGCGCGCGCCGGGCCGGTCTTCGACTCGGGGGCGTCCGGAGCCTCGCCCCTTTTGTTTTTCTTTTCGTCTTTTTCCTTCGCCGCAGACGCCTCCTTCTTCTTTTGTGGTCTGACGGCGGCCATTTCAGGCGGAAGGAGATCGTTTAAACGCTCCTCCATCTCGCGCACGGCGGCGCCAACACTTTCGACCCGGCACTTGTCTAAGATCGGCGTTAGAAGGGCCTCAACAGCATCCTCCAACGCTTTGGCATCCTTGTCGGGCAAATCATCTTTGAACTTTGCTAGTTCCCACGGCCCGACTAGGTCGACACGGGCAAACATGGACCTAGTCCCACCCCACTCTCCGCAGCCGAACGTGCTCTTTGGGATGATGACGCGATGCTCGAAAGAGACCTGCGTCTGGTAGATTGGAGCCTTTTTGTCGACGAGAATACCAGCGCGCACTTTTGCGCCCTTACCCCCTCGGACCCATATTGTTTCCTCGACAACGTCGGTGATGGCAGGATCAATCGCCGGTAGGAGCTTGTCGCCGTTGAAAGTTATCCCGCGACCGGAGATCAAGGCAGGGTGAAACCTTATGATAAGTTCGTCGCGAGCACGCTGGATGTGCGACTTCGTCGGTTCTCTCCGCAAATCCTTTATTGTGACAAGCGATCCAGTTTCTCCGGCCACAATCTCGCGCCACTCCGGGTCATCAATCTCCCAATCCTCATCATCAATCATGCGCTGCCAGTTTATGCGGAGAGAACCAAGCCCGTCCTTCGAGGAAGTTTCAACTTCCAAAACGTCTCCGCAAATCAATGCCTGCAACTTAATACCCACGCCGAACCTACCAAGTCGGGTTGTCGGCGTTGGGGCGTGCGCCCCGAGGATCGCGATAGAGGCGATCTTATCGCGCGTCATGCCCCTACCATTGTCGCGGACGACAATCTTGTTGTGGTTGAAGACTACGTCGACCTTCGAAGCCCCAGCGTCAAAAGCGTTGTCGACGGCCTCACCAATGCAAAGGTGATAGTCTGGGCGCTGCGCCCTCATAGACTCTAGAATGTGAACCTTCGGAAGGATTAGCATTCATTCTGCCTTTGACTGTTTCGCGGAAGCTCTTGCGAGGTCCTTTCGGAACCACGCCACCAACGTTTCGATGGAAAGTAAGAGCTGTTGTTGCTCAAGAGGGGGGAGCCTGTAGATCAGCTCCTTAATCACGCCCTCGATTGCCTCGGTCGCATTCGGGATTGCATCAATGCCAGGCTCTGCGCTTGGAATATCAACGACGCTCAATGGCGGGAGCATTTCAGCGGCTTCATCTTCAGCCGGCTCGACACGCTTGTGCGCCCGCGCTTTGCGCGGCTTGCTCTCGACCCCCAGACGCTCGCGAATGTCCTTCACGTCGCCGCGCTGGGTCTCCGGCCGGACCCAGCCTTCCGACAAGGCTATTTCCAGCTTGTCTTCGGGCAGCTTAGTTAGCTCGTAGAGCGTGCCCCAATAGGGCGGCAAAGTCTGCACGTATGCAGACTTTGCAAAGCGCCGTCCTATGGCCATCAACTGATTTGCCGTGTTCTGCGAGCACGTCACCGGCTCCGGCAGCGCGTCAGCGTGGTTGGCGAACAGCCGCTCGAATTGCCCATGCGGTAGCGCGCGCTTGGCGTCTATGAAGGCTTGCCCCGTGGCGATGATCGCCGCGACGGATTCGGCCATCGATGAATTGATGCGCCGCGCCCATCCCTGAGCGTCGTTGATTTGTTCAACAGTGGCCACGGCGGGCTTTGTCATCACACCACCCACCAAGCGATGAGGCGCGCGAGCCTAATCCTGCGAAGCGCGGCCCTCATCAACCAGTGCGCGATATGCGTCCGGAGACGAAAGCAGCAGGGCGGCTTCAATGGTTCTGAGCCTTCGCTCAAGAGCGTCAACGTCGATTGGTTCGACTTGGTGTTTTCTGCTGGCATTTAATTCTGCCTTTGTCCGCAAGTTGTCGCGCGCGGCGCGAACCGACTCGACGACCTCGGAACTCGGGTTGCACTTTTCAGTGTAGAAGAACGTCTTCGCCATACGCCTAGAAATGCCGGCGGCACGGGCGGCTCTTTCGAGCCACCTCTCACGCGTATCGAACAGCGCGCGATTGCCCGCCAGCTCAATAATCGCTTCCCGCATCTCGACTGCTAACGCGGACACTGCTCGGACTCCGTTGGAAAACTTTTCCGACACCACGGAAATCTCCCATGCCAAAACCAACGACATGGAAGCTGACTACTCAACGCTCTTACCTGTTCCAGGCGGTTGCAGCCGCCGATTGAGATACAAACACAAGGACAAAGCACATGGCGATGACGACAGGCCCACCATTACGATCTAGCGAACTCCCCGAAGATTTCTTTGGCTTTGGCGCGGTAGGCCGCCGACGCGTCTTCAATATTGTCGAAATAACCGCTGGAGATGAACTTTCCCTTGGTAGACACTCCAGCGCGCCATTTGCTCTCTTTTCGCTGCCACGACACTCCCTTATGACCGCTCGTGTTGGTAGAATATTTTCCGCAGTTAGCCATGTTCTGAGAGTTCGTGGCGAGCCGAAGATTCTCGATGCGGTTGTCAGAGATGTTTCCGTTGATGTGGTCAACGTGGAAGCAATCAGGGACGTCACCATTGAACAAGGCGAAGATAACGCGATGAGCGTAAAAGGTGCGGCCATGAAGCGTCACGCGACGATAACCACTCTTATGCCCACATTCAGCGCACAGCCCATTCCTTCGAGGATATTTTGGGTGCTTGCGCCACACTAACCGAGCGGTTGCACGGTCATAGTCAAAGTGGTCCCTGAACACTTCGATGCTATGGAGAGTTACCTTAGTGACCATCTACGACAACCTTCGCGAATTCACCGATCCCCAAAAGACCCGGCGACGTTTTGGACCGCCGCCGGGAGGTCAGGGAGGTTGCCCTTAACGCCGGGCCAGCGAACCCTTCGGAAAAGACCCGGAGCCGAAGCCCCGGGAGTTTCCTGGAAACGCACGAGATGTGCGGCCCCCGCGCGGGAGAAAGCGGTAGAAACCCGCGCGAAGCTCGTTAAAGCAGCACCCAAAGCCAGAAGCAGGCGCTGAGCACTGCGCAGACAAACACGGCTACCAGCGTTGAGAGGCCGCGATATTCAGTCATGGCGTCGGCGCATCCATCAGCACGAGGAATGCAGCCATCGCACCCGCGACGAGGCCAAAGACAGGCAAGAACCACAAGTGCAGGGGAGCTGGATCATCGGGCTTCATCGCTTCTCACTCCACGCAGTGGGTGAAAGGAAATCGGTTGGCGTCACTCGCGCCCGTAGAGCCTCACAAAACAGGACAGCATGAACTTCGTCTCTTCCTTCGGAAACGAGACGGTCGAAATCTCGCCGCCAACACACCGAAACGTGATCACCACATCGCCACCGCTCTCATGAACAGACACGACCTCGGGGAAGCGCAGATGGCGCTCCTGCGAGGTCGCGGCCGTTTCGGCGGAGGACGTCATGCGGCCTCCGGAGTGAAAGGGGGTTCGGCCTGCGGCTCAGGTGACGTGAGAACCTCGCTGGACTCGCCAGGGATGGGGGCCGGCTCTTGTTCGGGGAGGAAGTCTCGGGCTGCGACGGCGCCATTCGTCACTTCCTCAATCCGGACGAGTTCAGGGAGCCTTGGCGCGCGCTCGCCATATTTCCACTTGCGAACGGAGCCAGACGTCGCCGCGCCGCCGACGCGCGTGGCGAATTCCTCATCGGTGAGGTCATTTTCTTTGAGGTATTGGATGAGCTTCATGGCGCGAGATAATCCCCAAAGTGGGGATGATTGTCAAGCGCCTTCATCCCCGAAATGGGGCGCGCGGAATTTCCCGCGCCGCGCCATCATCCCCGTTATGGGGAATAATCTGAAAAGCTTGAGAAAAGCAGCCAAGATGACGCAGCCGCAAGCGGCGGCCGCGATGGGTCTGTCAAAGGGCGGATACGTAAAGCTCGAGGACGGGGATCGCAGGCTTACGTCCGATTACATCTCGCGCGCCGCCAAGGCATTCGGGGTCAAAGAGCTCGACGTAATCCAAAACGCCCCCGCAGCTGTCCCAGTGATGGGCAAGGTCGGAGCCGGTGCCGAGATATTCCCGGAATTCGACCAAGTAGGTGCTGACGGCCTCTACGAGATTGATCCTCAAATCCCGCTGCCTGAAGGCATGATCGGGTTTGAGGTTGAGGGGGATTCGATGTGGCCTCGCTACGATCCCGGCGACGTGGTGATTTGCACAGCGGAAGGGCTGATACCAGAGGCATTGGTATCTGGGACAGAAGCGGCCGTCAGGACGGCGGATGGTCACCGCTTCCTGAAGCGCGTCCGGCGGGTCGGGGGAGGGTTTGTGCTAGAAAGCCACAACGCTGCGCCGATCGAAGGGCAGCGCCTTGTCTGGGCTTCTGAAATTGCGACGGTTGTCCGCGCGCGCCAGTGGCGAAGGCTTAATGCCCGCAAGTAGATGGGGATTAGCATGCTTACGAGAATCTTTTTTTCGATTGCGATAGTTTTGCCAAATTTGGCGTGGGCGCAAACGTCTCATCAGGCGGCCCTGACCAAATTCGCTGCGAAGGCGGTTTACTCAGAGCGCAGATGCCCGAGCCTAAAAGCAAATTTAGGAGCGCTTGCCGTAATTGGGGCGAACTACGGCGTCACCCCGGACGATTGGGCCCCAGGTGGCAAACTCCATAGATTATTCAAAGCACAGATGGCGGTGATGGAAGCTGAAAACGATTCAAGCGACCCAAAGATTTTTTGTGCTGCTGTCGAATTCGTCTTCGGACCTGACGGCGCGCGAATGCCGGGACTGCTGACCAAACGGAATTGAAAGCGCGGTTCCGTTAGAGAGTTGATGACATGGGTAGGGTGGCGAATTTTTTTGGTGTCATTACTGTCGTCGTCGTGGTGAGCAGCGCGCAAGTAATCGGAGCCGCCGAAGAACTGCCGCTAAACCCGGCAGTGACGCCCCAAACCACCGCCGAGACCATCTGTGTCCCGGGGTGGACGAAGACGATCCGTCCGCCTGTCTCCTACACCGCGCCGATCAAGCGCCGCCTATTCGACGAATATGGCCTGCCGCCGGAGCTGATGGGCGACTTCCAGCTTGACCACGTGATCCCGCTGGCACTCGGCGGGGCCCCCTCTGATCCCCGAAACTTCCAACTCATGGACCAGGACGAGGCTGAGCGGAAGGACGACGCTGAGCGGTGCCTCGCCCGCGCGGTTTGCGCCGGTCGAGTCGGCTTGAATGAGGCGCGCGAAGCGATTTGGTTGGACTGGAAGGCGGCGGCTAAGCGACTCTGCGTCGCTAAAATTTTCTGACATCGCGCCCTGTCATTTCTGACATCGGGCAAAATTTTCCGACATTTCGCCCATCAAAAAGGCGCTGGGCCTTAGCCATTCCTCTGTCAATAACGACAATCTAATATTCCACAAACGTGTCGGGGAGGGGAGCGCGTCAAGCGCGCCCCCAACGGCCCACGTTGTAGGGGATGAACTACAATGATTGTGGAATAGTGATTACACTATCCGAGTCACTATTGCCCCGCAGGAAAGGTTTAGAGCCCAAAATTGCAGAATTTGGAAGAGGGAAATTGAGAAAAATTCTAAGTCATTGGCCCCTCGCTGGTTTCTTGAAGGAAATCCATAACGAATCTGCTTGACAGGTTTTCGCGCCGACTCGATTTTTGAGCGGTGATTTGATCCGAGGTCGGCGCAATGTCGAAGATGGACTGGTCCCGCAAAGCGGCCCCGAGGCAGGCCTCCCTGCGCTCGTCCACGCCGGCGACCGGGAAGCTCGCTGACCCGAAGTGGGTCGCCAAGGCCCATGGCTGTCTCAGGGCCTTCGATGCCCTCTCTCCGGCCGAACAGCGCTTCGTCGAAGACATCCTCGCCAGAATACCTGCGCGGCTCAGCGAGAAGCAAAACGCTTGGCTGGCCAAGATCGTCGCCAAGGTCGAAGCGGCGCGCCAGCGCGCCTCCTAGCCCTCTGTCCCCCAAACCAGAGTTCGTGGAAGCCACCGGGGCCGGCTGAGCGGTTTTTTTCGTCCTCAAAATAAAATCCCCATTCTGGGATTGACGTAATCCCCACTTTGGGGAATTATCCCTTCCCGTCGGCACTTCGACGGACGGAGGTTCCCTTGTCTCAGCCAGCTTCCCCACCAAGCCTCCCTGCTGGTCAGACGCCCCGCATCACCGCCCGCCAGATGGACGCGCTGGTCGCGATCTCCTCCGGCGCCGGGACCTTCCACCGCCTTGTCGGCGACGCGCTCGAGCGCCTTGGACTCGCCGTCCCCTTCCCGACAATCCACAACATGCTCATCGGCTGCAACGCGAAGTTCGCGAACCAGTGGGCTTTGACGCCAGAGGGCGTGCGCCTCGTCGCCGCCCTCACGCGGAAGGCGGCCTGATCATGGTCGCGCTTCCCGACATGCGCGAGGCCGCGCAGCAGGCCGTTGAGCGCCAGATCGCGACGCACGCCAGCGCCTTGGTCGCAAACGAAATGCTTTTCGCGATCGCTGTCTCAAACCTTTTCCGGTGCTCGTTTCAGGTCGCGAAGGTGCTGCCGCTCGCTGCCGTCCACGAGCGCTGCGTGAAGCGCATTCACACCGAGACGCATCGCCGTCACCACCGCTCATACGACTACTGCGGCCACCTTGCCGCGCTCCAATTGAAGCGCGCCGTGGAAGCGAAGGGCGTTCTCGCAGCGAGCCAACCAGATCCCGTTGACCTGCGCGCGCTCTGAGCAGCGCGCCCGTTCGAACTGCTTACGAGGCCGAGTCATGAAGATCATCCGTTTGAAGATAAAGCGCCGCAAAGGTCCGCGCTTCGATAGAGCCGCCGTCATGAGGCGCGCTCACCAAGATTACCGTCACTGGCAGAGAGCCGAGGAGCCGAAGAGCTTCCGCGATTGCCTCAAGGGCGCATGGGCCGTGGCGCATCACGCGCGCGAGATCGGCTCTCACAAATTTCAACTCGCTGCGTAGGGGGAACAACAATGGTTTTTGCCCTTCCCCTCGCATCTGTGGCCGCCAGCGTCGTCGGGCTGCTGCTGGACCTCGCGCCGACCGAAATCATCGTCAGCATCATGGCGGCAAACGGCGCTTTCCTTGTCGCGATCTTCCTGGTGGAGGGGTGATCTCTATGTCCGAACAGAAGTTGCAAAAGGTTGGTCGCATCGCTTTCCGCGAAGAGGGCAATCTTTGGAATGCCTATTGGGCGCTCCCGAACACGATGGAAGACGCGATCCTAATTGCGTCCGTCAAAATGGGCGTAGTGCGCAGCAACGCCGACCTCAAGCAAGCGTTCATGGAATTCGTTCGCTTGGCGGCCTCCCGCCTGCTCGGAGAGCAATTCGGCGATGGCGTCGCAGAGTGGCAAGACCCTGTCTTGGCGCCCGTGTCTGAGAAGTCGGGGAACGCATGATCCACTTCGAGCGCGAGATCGATGAAGACGAACGCCGGGAGGCGATCGAACAGCGCCGCGCACAGCGCAGAGCGAATAGCTGCTGGTGCGGCTTGGACGGGTTTCCGGGAAGATGCATGGGCCCTGCTGCTTGTCCATACAGCGGATTTCACGACGAAGACGAGTGTGAGACGGGCGATGAAGCAAGACCCGTGATCTGAAAAGGCGACGAAGGCGTGGGCCAAGAAAACCGCCGACAAATACATCACGCGGCAAGGCAATCCGCCCCCGCAATCTCGCGACCGAAAGTCGCTGACGAAAGACATCGAAGTCTGCCGCGCCTTTTGCGCAAGTGGCAATCGGCGCAGGCGGTGAACGCCAGCGCTGCATTTGAACGCGTCGCTGCCATGGCCATGGGGAAGGATTGAGACCAATGAATATCCCATCCGACCGCGAAGGCGTTCTCACAGCCTACGCCGAAATGATCCCGCTCGATGTCGAGCTCAACAGGTTAGACCGCGTCGCGATCGAGCTCGTCGTGAAGGGGGTGAGAGGCGGCGAGATCGGCAACGACCTTCCCGCGATCATCGCCATTGCGCGGCGCCTACGCGGTGAGCGCCGCAACCAGATCACTGACCTGGTCGAGACGGCGCGAGAGCTTTCCTGATCTTTCAACCAAAGGAGCACATCAATGGATCGTCTGTATTCCGAACTGGCGGCCTCAGCCGGGAACCCATCCGCCGCCCGCGCATGGCGCGCGGCGATACGACTGGACCAAAAGAGGCGCGTATCGGAAGTGTTGAAGGGCGCTTTCAGAGAAGCCGCGAACGGAAATGCCAACGTGAGCAACAGGCTCGCTGGCGTGATTGTGGAGATGCTCAGCCGCGAAGAAGCGCGCCGCCATCGCGCGGCGATTGCAGACTTCGTGTTCTGCTCTCTCGCCTCGATTTATGCCTGGGGCGTTGTCCTTCTCACCCTCAACTAGGACGTGCCGCCATGACCGCGACCGAGACGCTCCTTGAGAGAAAAGCCCGCGAGGCGGACGACAGGGCGACGGCGAACTTCCTCATGCCCGGCGTTCCGTCCCAGGTTGACGGCGCAGCCAATGCACTCCGGGAGGCCGCCGAGGCATTGGAAGAGGCTCAGGCGCGCCTCTATCGCAAGATCGCTTCGGACCCCATGGAGCGGCTCAACATCGCGGCCAATCTGCTCACCATGCCGGCGCCGTTCATCACCAAGCTGCTGGACGAGTTTGGACCCGAAGGCGTCGAGCCGCTTCTTGATGAGATCGATCGGCACTCGGCTTCGATCCGCAAAGTCTTGAAAAACATTCCCCGGAGTAGCCCATGAGTGAGGTCGAAAAACCCGAGCGGTCGCGCTTTGTGCTCCACAGCGAGAAAACGCTCGTTCCGTTGGGTTGGTGGCTCAAGGACCGCCGCTACAACAACTATTACCCCTACCTGCAGGACAGCCGGGGCAACCGGATGATTGGGGTCAACTGGCGCACGCGTGACGAGTATGGGCGCGAGACACTCGTGCCCTGCGGTCTTGTCCTCGTTCGCGACGAGTCGATCGTTGATCAGGCAATCAAGATCATCGAAGAGCATCTGACGAGGGATCAATGACGATCGCAGTAATCGAAAAGCCAGAACCACAGGAGCGCGTCGATCACGCGTTGGGGGTCTATTGGAACCTTGATGAGGACAGCTATCACGCCGACATTGCCCTCGGCTCAACCGACATTCGGCGCCTAGCGCGAGACCCTCGCGAATTTTGGTGGGGCTCGCGCTTCAACACGATCTCCGAAGAGGACGACGAAGAGAGCGAGTCGAAGGGAAAAGACGCGAAGCTCGTCGGGAAGGCGATGCACGCGGCCGTGCTCGAGGGCAGGGAAGCCTTGGAGGCCCGCTTTGCTCCTGCCTTCCACAAAGGCAACGTCAAGGCCGGGATCGAAGAGCGAAAAATCATCGCAGCCGAAGGGAAGGAACCCATTCGCTTCAAGGCGTGGAAGCGAACGCTGGTCGCCAGTTCGATCATCCGCAATGACCCCTACGTTGGGGAAGCCTTCAACAACACCATCGGGACGGAGCTCTCCGTCTTCTGGCAATGTCCGCGCACAGGCATGAAAAAGAAGGCTCGCTTTGATGCCGTGAAGATGCGCGCGCTGGTCGACTTCAAGACAATCACCAACCGCGACGACAAGGTGTTCGAGCAGCTCTGTCACGAGCACATCGGCAAATACGGCTATTACACCCAAGCCGCCTATTATCTCGACGCATGGGACAATATCCCCACGTTGCTGGCCAGCGGCGCGGTTTTCAACGCGCCGTCTCCTGAGCACGTCGCGCGGCTCAAGAAAGCCGCCGCCAACGAACTGACGGCCTTCGTCTTCGTCTTCCTTCAGAAGGCCGGGGCTCCTCTGGTCTGGGGCACCACGATCAGCCCCGGCAATGGCCTCATCGACAACGCGCGTGACGACATCGAGCTCGCTGAAGCGAACTGGAAGGAATACGTCGCCAAGTTCGGGACGGATCAGCCGTGGCTTCTATCGAAGCCGCTGGCAGAGCTCGACATCAACGAAATCCCGGCTTGGACATTCCGCCGCTACTAAGGACGAGAACCATGCACGAGGAATGGCGGAAGATTCCTGGCTTTGACCTCTATGAAGCATCGAGCCTAGGGAGGATAAGGCGCGCGAAGCCGGGCGTCAGCACTTCGGCCGGGCGCATCATCAATCCCTGGTTCGAAGCGAACGGGTATCTGCGCGTCGCGCTTAGGCGTGATCGAAAAACCATAAAGATGTGGGTGCAGCGAGTAATTGCACTCGCATTTCACGGCGAGCCTTCGTCTGACGAGATGGAAGCCGCACACGCCGATGGCGTGAAAACCCATAACTTTCCGACCAATATCAGGTGGGCGACTCCGAAGGAGAACGCCGACGATGACATGCGCCTTGGCCTGCGAAGGATGGGGTCAAAAGCATGGAACGCGAAGCTCACCGAATCCCAGGTCGATGAGATCAGACGAGCCCCGCGACAGCACGGCATCGCAACCGAAATGGCTGCCCGCTACGGGATATCGAGGGGCCAACTTTACAGCGTCCGCGCAGGGCGGGCGTGGAAGCACGTTTAGGAGCAGCAAATGAACGCCATCGTTGAACAAAGGCCAACGCCGACCGCCGTCTTTCGAGACCAGTTCCAGAAGATGACAGGGGAGGTTGGCGCGGCGCTTCCCCCGCACGTTCCTGTCGAACGATTCATGCGCGTGGTGCTGACAGCCGTCAATTCAAACCCGGACTTGCTTGGCGCAGATCGGCGCAGCCTCATGGAGTCGGCAATGAAGGCCGCTCAGGATGGCCTTCTGCCGGATGGACGGGACGGCGCTTTCGTCGTCTTCAATACGAAGGCGAAGGACGCAGACGGGAAAGATAAGTGGATCAAGAAGGTCCAATGGATGCCGATGATCGGCGGCATCCTCAAGAAGGTGCGCAACAGCGGCGAGCTGGTCTCAATTTCCGCCTATGTCGCCTACGAGCATGACGAATTCGTCTACGAGCTCGGCGACGATGAGAAGATCACCCATAAGCCGGCGATTGGCGAGCGGGGCAAGGCCCGTCTTGCCTATGCGATCGCTAGGACAAAGGACGGTGGAATTTATCGCGAGATCATGACGGTTGCGGAAATTGAGAAGGTTCGGGCGGTTTCCCGCGCGGGCAAAAGCGGGCCGTGGGTCGACTGGTGGGATGAGATGGCGAGGAAGACGGTCCTGCGCCGTCTGTGCAAGCGCCTGCCGATGTCAAGCGACCTAGACGACCTTATCCGCCGCGACGATGAACTTTACGACTTCAAGGGCGGCGCCGGGACGCAAGAGGGGGCCATGGCTCGCCTCTTCCAGCCGGTCGTTAACCCGCTCGCCGACGAAGCGCCCGCCATCGAGCACGAAGGGCAGAACCCGCTGGCGGATGAGCCGGCGACAGAGACAGGCGAACATCCAAGCGGCCATGCGGCAGGACATCAACCTGCGGCTGCTTCGGACAGTTCGTCTCAGGCCGCAGCGGGAGAAGCGGGGAGCGCGATGTCGACCGACACCCGCGACACCGCTGCGGCCGATCAGGACAATGGCGGGGGAGAGGAGGCGGCGAGCGACGCCGCCGCAGACCCCGCCTTCGCTGCCGGCGTCGAAGCAGCAATGAAGGGCGCTTCGAGGAAGGCGGTCCCGGCTGACATCAAGGGCGATCAGGAGAAGACCGCTCTTTGGCACGCCGGCTTCGACAGCGTCAGCGGCAAGTAAGGGGGCAATCATGACGACAGCCAAAGTCGACGATCTTGTTTTCCGCGACGATATCAATTGCCGCGTGACCGACCGTGCGGCGGGCATCGAACCGCTCGCCGCATCGATCTTCGCCCATGGCCTCCTCAATCCCATAGGCGTCCGCCCGATCGACGGCGGGAAGTATGAGGTTGTGGACGGCAACCGGCGCGCTATCGCGATCAAGCTGCTCAGGGAGCGCGGACAGTGGCCCCAGGAGGTCGAGATCATCGATCTGGGCTCGATGACCGACTCTGACGCGCGAGAGATTTCCCTCGCGGCAAACATCATCCGCGAGGACATCCACCCGATCGACGAATACGAGGCCTTCGCGAAGCTCGCGGCGACCATGAAGGTTGCGGAGATCGCGGAACATTTCGGCAAGACGGAAAAGGGGGTCCGCCAGCGTCTCGCCCTCGGCAACCTTCATCCCGAGCTGCGCGCTCTCTGGCGCGCTGGGAAGCTTGGAGACGACACCGTGAAGGCGTTCACGCTCTGCCCGGAGCAGGCGGCGCAGATCGAAACCTACTCCAAGCTCACCCAAGCGAACCCGCATGGAATATGGGGGAGCCACGTCCGGGCCGCTCTCGGCATCGATCATGATGCGAACAGCGCTCTGAATGTCGTCGGAAGGGAAGCCTATGAGGCCGCTGGCGGGACGGTCACGGAAGACCTGTTCGGCGACGACGCCGTCATGTCGGACCCGGCGCTTGCGAAGCGCCTCCTGGGCGAGAAGCTGGCCGCTGTCTGCGCCGAGCTCGTCGCGAGCGGGTGGGGTTGGGCGAGACCGAAAGCGGAAATTCAAAACCCTTGGGGCTGGCCCAAGCTGGACCCCTCGGGCAAGCGTCAGCCGACAGCCGAGGAGGCCGACGAGATCAAGAGTCTCGATGCTGAAATCTCAAAGCTCGAAGCATTGGAAGAGGAAGACGAGGGGCTTTCTGAAGAGCAGGACGAAGAACTCGATGCGGCCCGCGCTCGACGGGCCAAAATCGAGGACGCTATCACCCTTCGCCGCTGGGGGCCCCGTCAGAAAAAGCAGGCCGGCTGCTTCGTCTATGTCGATGGCGGCGAGATCGCCATCGATTACGGCCGCGTCGACCCCAAGGCAAAAAGTAAAGCCGATAAGGCGACTAAAGGTTCCAAGGGCAGCGAGGGGGAGGGCGATGTCGCACCCGCTGCAGGAGAGCCCGAAAAGATCAGCGTCGCGCTCAATCTGGCGCTGACCGAGCAGCTGACCAAAGCGGCTTATGACGTGATTTCCAAATCGCCGAGTCTTGCGCTTGCCATAGCGGTTGCCGCGTTGGAGGCCGCCTACGGGAGATGCCCGGCGAAGATCCGGTCGGACGGCGCGCCATGCGTTGCTCACCCGCCGCGCGGCGACGCCTCAGAGTTCCATGAGCTTTTCGAGGAACTATTGAGCACGCCCATCTACATAATCGAACAGCGCCTTGCGGTAGCGGTCGCACAAAGCCTCGACTTTCGGAACCACAACGGGGGAGGGCAGGGGGAGGATGAAATCGCGCTCTTACGCGCGCTTCCGGCGCGTGACCTCGAAAGCGCATGCCTCAAGCACTTCGATGCCGAGCATTATTTCAAGGGTGTGAATGCGGCGCTGTGCAATGCGGCTCTCGATGAGATGGGCTTCGCGATGGCGGGAGGCCGTCCGAAGAAGAAAGCCGAGCTCGCCGAAATGTGCGCGAAGGCCGCAAAGGAGCAGGGTTGGCTCCCGCCGCAGATGCGCGTTCCGTCCGAACGCACGGAGGGCGACGCGTGATCGAATACCTTCTCCCCCCGAAAGAGATACCACCAAAGGCCCGCGAGCACTGTCGCTATTACAGCCACTCGCGCGGCTTCAATGGCGGGCCGCAATGCGCGGCTGGTCGCGATATGAGCGCCCCCGGCGCTGCGCTCCCCTGCATGCCGACGGAGTATCAGCGAGGCGCGACGTGCGCCAAGCGCAAGGAATGGACCGAGGGAGAGCGCGCCGCGTGGAAAGCGTTTCAGGATAAGTCGCTCGTGAGAGTCGGTGTGATCATGCAGGCGATACCCCGCGAGGGGCTGGGCGGCAGGTTCGAGTGCCCGGTGTGCGGCGGCCAAGTGTCTTGGTCCCGCGCGCGCAATGGCCACATCCATGCAGCCTGCTCAACGCGCTTCTGCTTTTCGGTGATGCAATGAAACCCGCAAAGCGCCCAAAGCTCCCCGATCCAAACGGCGGCCGTTCGGTCCCCGAGTGGATCGGGAAGACGCCCGACGCGAAGGTTCCCGAGGCCGTCCAGTTGCGCATCTGGCGCCGACAGGAAGGCGTCTGCGCGGTCACGAAGCGCAAGATCGGACCGAAGGACAAGAAGCGGCTCGACCACATCAAGCCGCTTTCAATGAAGGGCGAGCACAGAGAGTCGAACCTTCAATGGATATTGGAGGAAGACGCTCACAAGCCGAAGACCGCGAAGGAAGCCAAGTCTCGCGCCAAGGCTGACCGGCAGGGGAGGCGCGCGGCTGGAATTAAACGGCCGGCAAAACACCCGATCCTCGCACCGCCGAAGGAAGAGAAGGGGAAATACGTGAGCCCCCTCGCCCACCTTGGCCCGCCTGGGTTCGCGCGGAGGTTTAAATGAAGGTTGCCCGCTCATGAAAGATTTGCTCTCGCTTGCTCCCACGCCGGCCGCAGACAATGTTCTCGGGGGGCCGATCGTCCCTCAGCTCCCGTTGCTCTTGAACCGCCCGGATGATCGCGGCGCCATCGCGCATCTGACGCTCAGCATAACGGAAGAGACGCCGCACGGTGGCGGCGGGGCGCGCTGGCGATTGCACGGCTCTCCGGTCGTCGTTCTGATGGCTTACAAGCTTTTCTCAGGTTCTCTCTGCAATCGGGCGGGCGACACGATCACCTGGCCCGCCGTTCCTTCGATGTTCGAAGATTTGTTGATGCTGATGCACCGCTTCCCGATTTCCATTGGGGCAAGCGCCTCCGATCTCTGGAGCGAGCATTACTCGGATTTGATCGCGGCCTATCAGCATCGCCTCGCATTGGCCCCGGTTGGCAGTCCGAAAGGCGGCGGCCGGTTCAAGGGAACCCTGAGGGAGTTCCAGAAGGATGGCGTTCGTTTCCTTCTCGCAAATCGCAAGACAGTGCTCGGCGACGATATGGGGCTCGGAAAAACGCCTACGGCGCTCGCGTTGCTCGATTGCCTCGATGACTGGCCTGCGGTCGTTGTGTGCCAGCCGCATGTGATGAAGCATTGGGAACGCAAGATTGGAGAGTTTCTCGACTCCCGCGACGCGGCAGCTCCTCTTATCGGAGCCAACGGGGCGATTTCTTGGGTCTCGCTTCGGGGTGTGAAGCCTAACAAAGATGCGCCCAAGGCCGACCTCTACTTGGTCCACTATCTTATCATCGGGGCTTGGGAAAACTGGCTTCGCGCCCGGGGCGTCAGGGTCATCGTTTTTGACGAGTGCCAGGAGTTGCGTCACCCCGGAACGAAAAAGCACGACGCCTGCCGGACACTCGCTAAGACGGCGAAGTCCGCCGTCGGTCTTTCAGGAACCCCGATCTACAATAAGGGGATCGAAGTCTATAACGTCTGGAATACGATCAATCGCGGCTGCCTCGGGACGAAGGTAAGCTTTCAAGAAACGTGGTGCTCTTCTCAGGACGTTTACTTAGTCGAAAATCCCGCCGTGCTCGGGCAATATTTGCGGGATCGGGGGTTGTTGCTTCGGCGCACAAAGCAAGAGGTTCTCTCGGAGATCCCTGCGAAGCAGCGCGTGATCGAGCCGATCGACGCGGACAACGCAAAATTTGCCGAGCTGCTCAAGGAAGCCATCAAGCTGGCCAAGGACGCGGCGCTAATCCGCGACCCATTCGACCGTGGAAAGATGGAGGCGGAAGCTCTCGCGAAGACGCGCATGGCAACGGGCGTCGCCAAGGCGCCGGGCGTGATCGCCTTTCTACGCGCCTTGATGGAGGCCGAACAACCCACGCTCGTCTTTGCCCATCATCATGCCGTGCACGACCTGATCTGCGACGCCCTCGAAGGGTTCAACCCTGTCCGGATCACAGGTCAGGAGACGATGGTCCAGAAGGACAGCGCAGTCAGGTCGTTCGCCGCTGGCGAGACAAACCTCTGCCAGATCGCATTGCGGGCCGCTACCGGCATCGACGGACTGCAGCAGCGCGCTCGCGTGGTGGTTTTTGCAGAATTTGATTGGTCTCCAGCGATTCACTGGCAAGCCGAAGATCGCGCGCACCGCATGGGCCAGAAGGGAAGCGTGATCGCCTATTACCTCACGACCGACCTCGGCACTGATCCTGGAATGCTCGAAACCTTGGCGATCAAGGAACAGCAGGCGCTTGGCGTGATGCACGAAAAGCTCGCTGACGATGCAGATCATGCGATCGCGCAGGCGGCGGCGGATAGGCACAAGGCAGCGGTCCTGCAGATGCTTCGGGGGCAGAAATGAGGCTCAACGCAGCGCGCGCCGAAGCGCTCAAAGCAAGGGGGATTGCGTGATGGGAAAGATCGCATGGACAGACCGCTCGGACTGGAACCCACTGCGCGGCTGCACGCGCGTCTCGGAAGGCTGTCGCCACTGCTATGCGGAAGCCATCGCTGCGCGGTTCAGCGGACCAGGCCAGCCGTTTGAAGGCTTCGCCGAGAAGACGACGAACGGCCCACGCTGGACCGGTAAGATCGCGCTCATGGAGGATCGGCTGACGCTACCGCTCAAATGGCGGAAGCCAGCGAAGATATTCGTGAACAGCGCCTCCGACTTGTTCCACGAGAACGTGCCCGACGAATGGATAGACCGGATTTTCGCGGTCATGGCGCTGGCGCCGCAGCACTCGTTTCAGGTGCTCACGAAGCGGCCGAAGCGGATGCGGGCATATTTTGAGCGTTGGCCTGATGGGGCAGCGCGCTTCCACCATGTCGCAGGGGAAGCCTACAAAATAGACCCCAGCCTCCCGCATGGAGCAAATGGCTGGGTTTGGGATTTACAGAAGCGATGGCCGCTCCCGAACGTGTGGCTCGGCGTCACGGCCGAAGACCAGGAGCGCGCCGACGAGCGAATCCCCGAGCTGCTCGCGACGCCGGCCGCCCGGCGCTTTGTCAGCGTCGAGCCGATGTTGGGGCCGGTCGATCTGACCGAAATAGTCATCCGCCACCGCGTCGGCGAGCAGCATATAAACGCGCTCCATTGCGAGGAAGATCCGGAGGACTGCGGCGAGATCGGACCCGCGACGCTCGATTGGGTCATCGTCGGCGGAGAGAGTGGCCCCGGCTCGCGACCGATGCACCCGCAATGGGCGCGGGATCTCCGCGACCAGTGCCAGGCGGCGGGCACGGCGTTTTTCATGAAGCAGATGCACGTCGGCGGAAAGCTTGTGAAGGACGTCGCGAGATTCCCCGAAGATCTGCGCGTGCAGGAGTTCCCGAATGCAGCATGACCAACTGACGCTGGCGTATCTCGCCGGGATAATCGACGCTGACGGCTATATCACCATCAACCGGAGCCAGCGCGGGATCTCCGTCTATCACGGCCCGCAGATCGGAATCGCCGGAACCCGTCGCGAGCCTCATGACCTCGCGGCCTCTCTTTGGGGTGGCAAGGTAGGATGCTACACGCCGAAAATCTCCGGGCACCTTCCGCAATTCCAATGGTCGAGGCAAGGCGGGACTGCCGCAGCCATCATTGTCCAGCTTCTCCCCTTCCTCCGAGTGAAGGTCGATCAGGCTTATCTGGCGCTCGATCTTTGGGAGCACGCCGAGCAAGGGCGCCAAACTAAGGAAGACCCTTACCCTTGGTTTGGTCCGCGCTATGACGCCATAGGAGCGCGAGACGAGATGCGTGAGGAAATGATCTCGCTAAACCTTTCTCGATCTCGACTCCGCAAGGCGCGCGCCGGCGACCGTCTCGACGGGATCGAGCACAAGGAGTTTCCGGCATGACTGACGCAGAAGAGATCGCCACCCTTCGCCGCCTACTCGCCTCCCAGCAGGAGGCGACACAGCGTGCAATCGCGAGGGCAGAACGTGCCGAGGGCGAGGCCGCTGCTTTTTGGACTGAGCGCGACGCCGCCCGCGCCGATGTCGAGCGGCTGACGCGGGAGAGGGATTTCACTCGCGATGTCATCTCAAAATGCGCCGATGCTTTAGGAAATGGCGCTTATATTGGCAGGAATTGTTCTGACGCCTTTCGCGCCCTTCTACCATCCGAAATTGGGTTGTATGTCGCATCGTTAACAGAAGAAAAGGATGTGTGGAAAGAGCGTGCAACTGAGGCAGCATCCCGCGCCGAAGCCGCCGAACGCAAACTCGCGATGGCGGTGGAGGTGATTGACGAATACAAGCGCGCCATCGGCGACCATTATGCGCCAAATGACTGCTATGCGACCGGCCCCGTAACAGGCGACCCAATTCGAGATTTAGTTGAGTGT